TTACTCGCTACTTTCAAATAGAGTCTCGATGACTCCCGCGAAGTCGGCGATCTCGGCCTGGCGTTCGATGTAGAACTCCTTCGTGATCTCCTCCGACCCGTGCCCGAGCTGGTCGGCTGCAGCCTTCGTGCCGACCTGCCGGGCGAGGAGCGTCGCGACGGCCTTCCGGTAGTCCCGGGGCGTCTTGCCCTCGTACGGGGTGTCGACGAGCGCCTGCCGCCACTGTCGTCTCGTGTTCGCAGGCCACCGCCACGTGCCTGTGGCAGAGGGGAAGACCATCGGGTACTCGGCGTTCACGCGGCGCTCCGTGAGCATCGCGACCACGGTTGGCGGCAGCTGCAGGCCGCGGTTGCCGGCCTCGCTCTTCGGGTGGTCTTGCCGGACGAGGCCTTCGTCATCGATGAGGGTTCCGTTCACGTACACGACACCGCGTGCGAGGTCGATGTCCTCGTCCCATCGGAGGGCGAGCGTCTCGCCGATCCGGGCGCCGGTGGCGGTGAGCATCTGGGCGAGCTCGTACAACTCGGAGACGTGGTCCCGGTCGTACTCGCGGAACAGGTCGCGCATGGCGTGAATGTCGCTCCCGCTCATGACCTTCACGATCCGCTTCCTGGCGGACACAGAGATGACGTCGGCGGCGTAGTTCTTCGGGACCGCCCCGTGACGCACGGCGAGGGCGAACATCTGCACGAGGACGGTGCGGGCTGTGCGGGCCGTAGAGACGCGCTCCATGCGTTCACGGATGAAGCGGTCAAGGCGCGGTGTTGTCGCCTCACGCAGGCGCAGGTCGCCTAGCGCGGGCAGAATCTGACCTCGGACAGAGTTCCGGTACGTCGTGAGGGTGCCGACGGGTGTGCCCTTCAGCTTCCGCTCCGCCAGCCACGCGGCCGCGAGTTCCTCGATGGTCGACGTGGGGGAGAGCAGGCCATCGGACTCGCCCTCGGCAAGCTTCGCCCGCAACGCCGCGAGTAGAACCGTCTCAGCGTTCGCCTCGGTCTTGCCGTAGCGCTGCATTTTCCGCCGCCGGCCTGTCGCGTCACGGTAGTAGGCCGTCGCCATTGGTCGCCCTCCGACCGTGCTGCGGGTGACCTTGCCCCACGTCTCGAGGGGGAGCGCTGGTCTAGGCAAGAGCGGCCTTTGCAACCCACTGGCCCTCGCCCATGCGGGGGTCGACGTACGTGATCTCGCCGAGGCGCATGAGGCAGTACTCCCGGTAGTCACGCACGATCTGCGGTGTCACGTCGAGCTCCTCGGCAATGAAGGCGACATCGTGAGAGATGGCCTCGGCACGGGCGTACGCGAGGGGGTCGACGAGCAGGGACGCGGCGAACCTGTTGGCCTGGCGCTCACCCGAGGGGCTGGCGCAGGTGTGGCAATACTTCGCGTGGCCAAGTTCGTGTGCGATGACCTCATGGCGCTCTGCGCGGGTGAGGTTCATCTCGACATAGATCGTCGATTCGTCGTGGTCGTAGAAGCCGACGAGGTCTTCTTCGATCTCGTCGAGGTGCGCGATCACCAGGCGTACCCCGAGTCGCCGAGCCACCCCCCACAGCTCTCGCATCATCCGGCTACTCCTCGGTGTCCTTCTTGGGGCGTCGCTTCGCAGCCATCTCACCCTTGCCCTGCTCCCAGCGCTGGCGGGCCTTCTCGGTCGCAGCGCGCGGCGTGGAATCAGTATCGGCATCGCCTACGACACTGAGCGTCCGACCGGCAGCGGCCGGCCTCGCTTGAGCGACTAGCTCGAAGGGGGAGAGGCCGAGGAGCTCGGCGATGCCGTCGAGATCGGTGGTGCTCCACGGGTGCTTACCGTTCACGCGGTAGGAGACGTAGGTCTGGTTGCGGCCGATCTGCTCAGCGATGTCTTCTTGGCGCACGCCAGCGGCTTTCCGCAGGCGCTCGATGGTGAGCCTGAGCGCGTCGGAGAAGGGCGACAGATCGTTCTCGGTGTTATCCACGAGTCTCGACTGTAGCAATGAAATATTGCCAGCGCCATATGTTGACATGAATATGGCGATGAACATATGGTCTACAACATGAACTTGACCAACGCAGTCGGCGGAGAGCTCAAAGCGGAACTCGCCCGTCGAGACCTGTCGCAAGAAGTCCTCATGACCGCTTGGAAAGTGAACCAGTCGACGGTGTCGGCGAAGCTCAAGGGCCGTTCACCCATCTCCACTGAAGAACTCGACGCGGCAGCACGAGCGCTGGGCTTCGACCCGTTCGAGTTCGTCGCTCGCGCTGGGGCCAACGCTGTCCGGAACGAGGCCGCAGCGTGAGTGCCACCGTCTGGCTCAACGAGCAGCAGTGCTCGGAGATGACCGGCATACCTGTCGGCACTCTGCAGGACTGGCGCACGAAGAAGCTCAACATCCCGTTCTCGCGGATCGGCCGGTTGGTCCGGTACGCGGAAGACGAGGTCGACGCCTACATGCGGTCGCAGACGGTCGCCGTGAAGAAGTCGGCCTAACCACCCCCCAAGACTGCCGCGTCCACACCCCCCACGGATCCCCCCTTCCGGTGGGCGCGGCACCCCCATCCCTGATGAGAGAAGAGAGAGCAATGGATCAGGTCGAGATCGATCGTGCGATCCTCTGGTACTTCGGTGGCCAGGGGCTCGGCAGGCAGCCCGGTGACTTCGTGCATCGGATCATTCGGGCCATCGCGGTCGCGGATCAGATGAACCGGGACAAGCTCGCGGTCGTCTTCCCGGACCGGGTGGCGGCGTACATCGAGGTGGCGCACACGACGGATGGGCTCGAGGCTGTGCGCCGTCGGGTCATCGCCGCGGTGGTGCCCGCATGAACCCGAACCGGATGGTCCTCGAAACGATCCGCGCGCTCCGCGACTCGGACGCCCGCAAGCTCGCGGCGCAGCGTGCGCAGTCTCGTGCCGCTCAGCCTCGTCGTCGCGACCACCGCAAGCTGGTGACCCGGTGAGCCGGCGGCAGACGTACCAGCGCCCCTCGTGGTGGCGGCGCCTCGCGGGGCCCCGGCTGACGGCTCGCCTGGTGCGAGCGATGCGGGGTGCGTCGTGATCCGGTGGACGCTCTGGCTGTCGCTGTTCTCGTCGGCCATCGGGTTCGTGGTGGTCGCCGCGGTCACCCGGACGATCAACGGGGGCAGCGTCCTGCTCGCCATCGTGTTCATCGGCGCCGGGGTCGGGCTATTCAAGCTCGACGAGGCGAGCAGGGCAAGACGGTGAGCGCCGTGGAAGCAGACGAGAAGCTCGACACGTGGCTGCTCGAGCACCTGGACTTCGAGCCGCCCTGCAGCCTCCCGGCGACAGAGTGCAGCAAGCCCGCCGCATGGTACCTGCGGATGCGGTGTTGCGGCTCGCTGGTCGCAGCGCTCTGCGAGGAGCACAAGCTGCGTCTCGCCGCCGAGTTCGTGATCTCGGACGCGATCCGGTTCACATGGCAGTGCGCCGTCTGCAGTGCCCGGCGCACCGCAAGCGATCTGACCGAGTTCATCCCCGTGAAGGCGGCATCGTGAGCATCGCCGACGCCGTCGCCTCCATTGCCCCGGGCCGCGCGTTCGGGTTCGGTCACGTGGCCGGTGTGGACCCGTCACTCACCGGCACCGGGCTGGCTCTCGTGTCGCCGTCCGCGTTCGTGGTTACGAAGCTCGCCCGCACCGCTCCGGCGAAGACGCTGCGGGGGACCGACGAGCGGATCCGGTACATCACCGGGCTGACGGTCGCCTTCATCCCGCGGGGCTCGCTGGTGCTGATCGAGAAGCTGTTCGTTCCGCAGGGCAAGGGCATGGACGGCTCGCTGATCGAGCGGGCCGGGCTGTGGTGGTTTCTCGTCGACCAGCTGCTGCACCGCGACTGCGAGGTCGTGCCGGTGCAGCAGGCCACCCGGGCGAAGCTCGCGACCGGCAATGGCAACTCGAAGAAGGCCGACGTGACCGCGACGATGCGGTCCCGGTTCCCCGGGGTGCAGATTCCGGACGACAACGTCGCCGACGCGCTCGCCCTCGCGGCGGCCGCGGCGCACTGGGCTGGGTTCCCGGCCGATGGGCCCCTGGACCGGAAGCAGAACGAGGCCATGACCGCTGTGGCGTGGCCGAGCAGAGAAGAGAGATGACCATGACCGTTCAGATTCAGCCGGCGAAGCCGAAGGACGAGCACAACGGGCTCGCCGATCTCGAGGACGCGATCCTCGCGAACCCGCACGACACCATCACGGTGGTCACCACCTATGTGGTGAAGAAGATCACCGAGGACGTGGAGACGGGGGAGCGGTATCCGGTCCTGAAGGCGAAGCACATCGAGCCCATCGTCGGTGACCTGGCGTCGAAGGCTGTCGAGCTGCAGGCGGCGGCGTACAAGAAGCGCACCGGTGCCGAGGAGCTCGACCTCGACTTCGAGGGCGGTGACGACGAGTGAGCACCGACACGGCGACGACCGCCGCATTAGGTCTCGACTACGCCCTCGCCGCGACCATCGTCGCGTCCTCCGAGGACCGGCCCGGGTGGCTGGCCGCTCGCCGTCGGGGATGCACCGCCACTGACGTCGCCACCCTCGGTTCGAAGAGCACCGCCGCGTTCCGGCGCGTGCTGAAGGAGAAGCGGGGCGAGGTCGCCGACTTTCGGAACGCGTCGATGGATCACGGGAGCGCTCGGGAGCCGGTCATCGCGGACTGGGTGCAGCGTCACTTCGGCATCGAGCCTTCGCGGTCGCTGTACGCCCACAACGCGAACCCTCGGCACCTGGCCACCCCGGACGGGATCTCGTCGCAGTTCTCGTTCACGGGAGAGCTCGCGGAGATCAAGACCACGAACAAGCCGTGGACGACGATCCCGCGCCGGTACCTGCGGCAGGTGTGGTGGCAGCAGTACGTCCTCGGCGCCGAGCGCACCCTCGTGGTGTGGGAGGAACGCGACGAGAACTTCCAGCCCGTGAACATGGAGCCTGAGTGGCGGTGGGTGAAGCGCGACGAGGCAGAGATCGCCGAGCTGAAGATCCTCGCCGACGAGCTGCTCGAGTTCATGGACTCCGAGGAGCCCGTGCCCGACCCGTTCTACGACGAGCGCATCACCCGCTACCTCGAGGCGCAGGATCGCCGCGACGAGGCCGACGCGGTCATGAAGGCGATTGAGGACGAGGTCCGCGAGCACGCCGCCGGCAACCCGGTGCGGGTGTTCGGAACGCTCGGTGACCTCACCCTCGGCGAGGCGAGCACGCAGACCCGGTTCGACTCGGCCGCGTTCAAGAAGGCCGACCCCAGCACCTACAGCCGGTTCCAGAAAACGATCGGGATCCGGCCACGGCTGACGATCGCCCCGCTGAAGCGAGAGGAGAGCACCGATGGTGTTGAAGACTAGGCAGCCGACCGGGCAGCCCTCGTGGCCGATCATCCTCCTCGCAGGCCGCGAGAAGGCGGGCAAGTCGTGGGCGCTCGCCCAGGCGTCCGCGTCGCCGATCATCGGCCGCACCCTCTGGATCGGGATCGGCGAGGACGACCCGGACGAGTACGCGCTCGTGCCCGGCGCCCGGTTCGAGATCGTCGAGCACGACGGCTCTTACCGCAGCATCCTCCAAGCCGTCCGTGACGCTGTCGCGGAACCGCAGCAGGGCGGGCTCCCCACCCTGATCGGTGTCGACTCCATGACCCGACTGTGGAACCTCATCGGTGACAACGCGCAGGCGATCGCCAACAAGCGTGCGAAGGGGCGCCGCAACGAGTCGGGCGACTACACGATCACCCCCGACCTCTGGAACCAGGCCGCGAAGGAGTGGACAGATGTCCTCGACGCTCTGCGTGAGCACCAGGGCCCCGTGATCGTGACGGCCCGGCTGGAGTCGGTGACGGTCATGGAGAACGGGCAGCCGACGTCGAAGAAGGAGTGGAAGGTGCAGGGCCACAAGTCCCTGCCCTACGACGTCGGCCTGATCGTGCACATGACGGAGCGCGGGAAGTTCCAGCTCGTCGGCGTGCGCTCCACCCGGATGCAGATCGAGCGGGAGCGGCCGTGGCCCGGGTTCACCGTTGACGCAGCCTGGCGCGAGCTGGGCCTCGCGGACACCGTGGCCGGCGCACGCACGCACGCCACGATCCGCCCCGAGGTCGATCGCGACTGGGTCGCCGAGGTCCGCAAGGCGACCGTGAAGGAGGACGCCCGGTTCGTGTGGCAGGCCGCGAAGAAGGACGGCGCACCGCAAGACGTGCTCGACCAGATCGCCACGTTCGCGTCATCATTGCCGGACGCCGAGCCTACTCCGGCCGCGGCGCCCGTTGCCGCGCAGCCCGAGGCTCGGGCTGCTGAGGCCCCGCAGGCCGAGGTTCCGCCTACCGCCGACGAGGCGCCCATGGTGTTCGCGGAGCCGCCGACCACGTCCTCGGAGTGGCCCGTCACGACCATCCCCGACGGCGAGCCGGGCCACCTGGCATCCGGCGACGACGACGTGTTCTGAGGCGCTCATGGATGACCAGCCGAAACCGCTCGAGGCCGACGTGCTCGCGCAGCTGCAGGAGATCGGGCTCAGCAACCCCGACCCCCGCGACCCGCTGCACCTGAAGCTCGTCGCCACCCTGCGGCGCATGCGCGGGCAGTCCTCGGGCGCCCGGCTGGTGGCGCTGAAGTACGACTTCAACTGGGAGCTCGTCGCAGCCGGCCGGGAGTTCGCGCAGGCGAAGACCGACTACGAACACCACATCGACCGTGAAGCCGTGCGCTTCCGGATCGAGGGCGAGAAGTCCGGGGACATGGCTCTTCGCCGTGCGAACGCCACGGACGAGGCCTACACGCTGCTGCTGAAGTACCGCCTCGCGGAGCAGCGGGAGAGGGCGATGAGGAAGTTCCTCGACACCCTCTCGAACGCATTCGACAACCACCGCACGGATCGTGCGGACGCTCGCGCTGGGAATCAGTTCCACGCGCAAGGACATGACGGAGGGGCTTGAAATGCCTACTGGATACACATCAGAGCTGTACGCGGGCAAGGACGTGACGTTCGAGCACTTCGCATTGCGGTGCGCTCGCGGCATGGGCGTCGCGATCGAGCTTCGCGACGAGCCGCTCGAGGTGCCGCTGCCCGATGAGTTCGTGATCGGCACCTACGAGACGGAGCGCGCCTTGGAGGCGCAGCTGAAGCTGGCCGAGGCGTACGCCCGCACCCCGGACGACTGGGCGGCGCTCGAGCTGAAGTCGCGCACCGAGGCGAACGAGGCCTACGAGAAGTCGCTCGCCGAGTCGGATGCGCTTCGGGACCGCTACGAGGCGATGCTCGCCGAGGTGAACGACTGGGAGCCGCCGACAGAGGAGCACGAGGGCTTGAAGGCGTTCATGGTGGAGCAGCTGACGTCGTCGATCAAGTTGGACACCGACTACTCGTACTCCTGGTTCCAGAAGGATGCCGAGCCTCGCACGTGGGAGCAGTACCGCCGCGATCAGCTGGTGAAGCTGCACGCCGAGAAGAAGTGGGCCGAGCAGGCGCTTCGTGAAGAGGAGGCGCGGGTCGCTGGCCGCAACGCGTGGGTGCGCGCTCTGCGTGAGTCTCTCGCCGCGAAGGCGGGTGCGTGATGGCGCTCTTCAACGAAGACGGGAGCTGGTCGACGACCGAGTGGGGAATCGAGTACCCGGGAGGCGTGCAGCAGGTTAGCGATGACCGCGGCGACGTCGAAGACGGGGTGCAGTGGGTGGTCGGCGGCCGCCTCGTGCGCCGCGAGGTCACCTACACCGAGTGGGTCGAGGCAGCCGATGCCGACGATCCGGAGGTTCAGTGATGAGCGCCGCTGACCTGTACGAGGACGGATTCCCGCACGGCACGAAGGAAGGCTACGAGCGCGGATGCCGGGGTAGTGCCTGCCCGAACAAGTTCGAGGGCCTCGACACCTGCCACACCGCCTCCATGCGGTACGCCCGCGATTACGCCTACCGTCGCGCCGTCGACGCGGGCGAGACCCCGCCGCCCGAGTTCCCGAAGGCAGAGACGAAGAAGGCGTCACAGCACGCCGAGGAGCGGGTGTGGGCCGAGCCGGTCGTAACCGTCGCCGACAGCGCCGAGCCGCTTCCCGAGGAGACCCCGGCGCTGACGCCCTCGACTCCTCGGAAGGATCGGGCCCCGAAAACCGCGGCGGTGCACCCGTCGCCTGCGATGTACCAGCGCGGGTGCCGCAAAGACAACGAGTGCCCCTCGTTCCTCGCCGGTGGCATCTCGTGCCGACGCGCCCGCCTCGACTACGTGAAGGACCGGGCCGCCGCGAACCGCGCCGAGCGCGAGGCCGCGGCCACCCAGTTCGACCGTATCCCCGTCGAACCCGCCGCGGCGCTCACCGTCGACGAGTCGCGCACGATCGAGCTCGCCCCCGCGCCGGCCGCGCCGCCGGAGGCGCTCGAGGTCGAGACGACGGTCACCCGACTGCCCGGTGGTGGCGTCACGATCGTCATCCGCATCCCCTCCGCCATGGTCGTGGCCGCATGACCGCCGTGCAGCAGCTCGCGTTCGACTTCGACGCCACTCCCGAGTGGGTCCCTCTCGTGAAGCCCACGACCCCGAACCTCGCGACCCTCGTGGCCGAGGACCGGTGCCGCGACTGCGGCGCGAAGTGCGCGTTCAACCAGGGCGGCGCCACCCCCGGTATCGGCCTCTTCATGGTCTGCGACGAGTGCGCGAAGCTCGACCGCTGCCGACTGGTGTGCTGCACCCCGGTCGCTGAGCGACGCCCGTCGCGCATCGGCCTCACGCTCGACGAGGGCGCGCACTGCGACTGCGGGTGGTGGATATGGGCCGAACGGTGGGACGACGACGACCCGAAGGCGCGCATCCCCCTCACCCCCGACGAAGTCGTCGACCTCATGGCCGAGCACGCCGAGCCCCGGCACGTCAGCCGCTGGGGAAAGGCGCACCTCGTGGCCGAGCACGACGAACTCGTGGCCGCGCGTGAGCGTCGCCGGGCTGCGTACCGGAAGCGGGCCGCAGCATGAGTATCGAGATCAATCTCATCTGCGACCACTGCGGGCGCGTCATCGACGGCGGCAAGACAGCCCGCGCAATACGTGCTGAAGCCAAGAGCACGGGCTGCAAGGTCGCCCTCGCGGGTGGCCGAGACCTCTGCTGGGATTGCGCGAAGCGGGCCGCAGCATGAGCGCCCTCGACGGCACACTCGAGGTCGGCGACCTCGTGTGGCAGCAGATGTACGACCCGCAGCACCCCAGCTTCGACGCGACGCTCGCCGAGCGCATCGCCGCCGGCAAGACCTACGGTGACCGCCGCAAGATGCGACTCCTCGGCATCTGGCCTTACGACGGCGACCGGTGCAACTCGTGCCTGGGTTCCGGTCGAAGCATGGTCCGAGAGCGCGGCGTCTGCCAGCCCTGTGGCGGTGCTGGGAAGTTCCATCGCCCGCACGTCACCGTCCGGTGGCAGCTCGCCGAGGCGGGTCGTGAGGGTGACCACAGCACCTATTCGTGGGTGGATGACGGCTGGTGCGTGCTCGAGCACGTGACCGATGAGGGAGCGCTGTTCTGATGGCTCGTTCAGAGGTGTCGCGGGCCACCCGCACCAGAGTGCTCGAGCGCGACGGCTACCTGTGCCAGAAGTGCGGCCGCACCGTCGGCCTCGGCGCGAACATGCAGCACCGGCGAGCACGCGGCCGGGGTGGGCGCGGCAAGGAGGTGTCGGTGAACTTCCCGGAGAACCTGCTTTCCCTGTGCGGGTCTGGGACGACGGGATGTCACGGGTGGGTGACGGGGCATCCGAAGGAGTCGGACGAGCAGGGGTGGTCGGTATCGACGAACGCGACGACGTACGGGCCCGAGGCGGTGCCGGTGCTTGGCCGGGATGAGTACGGGCGGGAGCAGTGGTACTGGCTCGAGGGCTTCGACCGGATGCCGGTGCTCGAGGAGACAGCAGTGATGCGCCTGGTGGCGCTCGGAATCAGGAAGGACGCATTATGAAGCGGCTCAACGAAATGAAGGTCGCGGTCGCGCTACTCGACGCAGCAGCAGCATCGGGCAGTGTGCTGGATGCAGTCTGGCCGGGCTACGTGAGCGACATCGCAGGCCACCTGGCGGATGCCCCGCACCTCTTCCGCGACGACCCAGTGCGACGCATCGCGCAGGTCATCATCGACGCGGCCAACATGGACGACCTCTACGACGACGAGGACGAAGCGCTCAGCGTTGGTCCACGCGAGACGACATGGACGGATGCGCAGGCTGACGAGGTATGGGAGCTCGAGTTCGACGACGGAGCCATCCGCGCTTACATCTTCGATGGCTTCGCGTTCGTGGGGGAACTACGGCCAGGCGGCGGCAACAGCATCCCGGCGCAGCATCCGAGCATCGTCGCAGGTCGGCGAGTCTGGATGCCCCGATGAGCCGGGCGGAGGGGTTTGCTCCGATCCCTACATGGATGATCCGAGACGCAGACATCAGCATCTACGCGCTGACCGTGTATGCCTCCCTGTCGTCGAGGTCGGGGCTCCGAGAGATCATCCCCGGCAGGGCCACGCTCGCCAGCGAGGCGCGGTGTTCGGTGAGGCAGGTGGCGCGTGCGCTGACTGAACTCGAAGAGCTCGGCGTCGTGCGCCGGGTGCGACGGAAGAGCGCTTCCGGCCGCGCATCGAACGGCTACACGTTGCACCCGAACGGGCTCATTCCGGTTGAGGACTCCCAGTCCTCTACTTCCGAGGTGGAGGACTCCGGCGACGCAGGTAAGGGACTCCAGCGACAGGGGTTTGGGACTGAGGCTGCATCCGCTCCTCTATTAGGCAGAGATAGTGAGGCAGAGATAGATGAGGCAGCCCCGCGCAAGCGCGGCACCCGCATCTCGGACCCCTTCGTGGTGACTTCGTCGATGAGGGCATGGGCGGCAGAGCAGACGCCGCTGGTGAACGTCGACCGCTGCACGATGCGGTTCGTGAACTACTGGCGGGCGAAGTCGGGCAAGGACGCGACGAAGCTCGATTGGGAGCGGACGTGGCAGAACTGGCTGTTGAAGGACCAGGAGGACTCTGAGCGCCGACCGGGTGCGAAAAGCACGACGGTGGATCACGGCCGGGAGGTCGACCGCATCCTGCGCGAAAAGCTCGGCGGCTCCGAGCAGCTGGCGGTGTCGGCGTGAACGCGGCCGAGGTGAACGTCTTTATCACCAGGGCAGCGCTGCTCGACCCTCGCATGAAGCGGGTCGATCCGAACGAGCAGGCCGACATGGTGATCGCCTGGGCCGACGTGCTCGACGATGTCCCACTCGACGTCGCCCTTGACGCGCTCCGCCAGCACTACCGCAGCTCGTCCGACTCCATCACGCCGGGCCGTGTGGTGGAACTCGCGAACGTCGCGGCGGCACCGGTGCTGCCCGACATCACCGAGGAGATCATCGCCGAGGACATGCAGAAGCAACTCGTCGCCGCGGGCGTCACCGAGGCCGAGTGGCGCACGCACGGCCACGATCTCGCGTGGGTCGCCGCCCACTTCGATCTCAACGTGCTGGAGGCCGCAGATGACTGACTACATCCCCACCGACGCCGACGCCCCTGCCGAGGACGGCGGCAACCCGGAGATGCCCCACGACCTCAACGCCGAACGGTACGTGGTCGGCTCCATGCTCCTCGACCCGACGATCGTCGACGACGTCCTCGACGAGATGGTCGTCGCTGATCTGTTCCACCCGCACCACGAGATCATCGCCGAGTCCATCCTCCGTCTCGCCTCGGCCGGGCAGCCGACCGGGCCGATCGCGGTGAATGACGACCTCACGAAGCACGGCAAGCTGCAGCAGGCCGGCGGCCCCACGAAGGTGTTCGAGCTCGAGGGGTACCCGTCGACGGCCGCGAACGCGGGCTACTACGCCCGCATCGTCCACACCAACGCTGTGCGGCGCCGCACCATCGAGGGCGCCACCCGGATGCTCGCCGCGGCGAGGGCGGGTGACCGTGACGTGTCCGAGATCGTGGACGCCGCCCGCCGTGAGGTCGACGACATCCAGACCGGGCGCCGGAAGCACCTCGGGATGATCTGGGAGGGCATCGACGAGCTCTTCGAGGAGCTGCAGTCGAAGCCGGTGTATCTCCCGACGCCGTGGGAGTCCATCAACCGCATCATCGGCGGCTGGCTGCCCGGCGCGTTCTACGTGGTCGCCGCGCGGCCGGCGTCGGGGAAAACGATGGCGGTGCTGCAGGCGGCCATGAAGCTGGCGCACACCGGCGTGGTGGCGTTCTCGTCGATCGAGATGGGCAAGAAGGAGCTACAGAAGCGACTCATCGCGAACTACGGCGACATCAACCAGACCATCATCCGCGACCACGCCCTCGACAAGAGCGACTGGGACAACGCCGCACGCGCCCGCGCCCGAGTCGTCGGGGCCCCGGTGTGGATCGACACCAGGGGAGTGGTGACCGTCGCCGACATCCGCGCCCACGCCCGCGCGGTGGCCCGCACAGGGAAGCTCGCGGCGATCGTCGTCGACTACCTCCAGCTCGTGAAGGGCGAGGGGCAGGACCGCCGCCTCGAGGTCGATGGTGTGTCGAGGGCGTTGAAGCAGCTCGCGAAGGAACTGAACGTGCCCGTCATCGCGGCCGCGCAGCTGAAGCGGGCGCAGCCGCAGCGGGGGAAGCAGCGCACCCTGCCGACCCTGAACGATCTTCGCGAGTCCGGTGGCATCGAGCAGGACGCTGACGTCGTGATGCTGCTCGAGCGCGGCGTCGAGGACCAGGCGAGGCAGCTGACCGTGGTGGTCGCGAAGAACCGCCAGGGCGAAGACAAGCAGGTGACGTTGCGGTGGGAGGGCGAGTTCGCTCGCATCCTCGATCGCCGTTGGTCACCGACCGCATTGATCGAAGAGAACGAACTGAGGAGGCAGCAATGACCGCATGGACCCTGACGGAGCCGGCTGAGCGTCTGGTGGCGCGGGTCGAGGTGAACGACGAGTGCCGCGTGGATGTGCGGCTTGGGAAGAAGACGGTGTCGTTCTCGCCGGAGCAGGCGCACGAGTTCGGCACCGCGATCCTCGCGGCTGGGCTTGACGCGAAGATGACGCTCGACCAGATGCTCCGCGACCGCGCCGAGCGCCTGCTCGAGCCGACGGCGATGGACTGGGACGGGGTCGACCGATGAGCGCCGGCCCCATCAAGCAGTGGCGCGAAGGCCACAAGGTCGCCAGCACCTCCACCGCGGCGAAGGACCGGGTGTGCTTCATGAAGCTCGGCGCCGGCCGGGCGTACTGCGGCCGCCGCCCACAGGTCAGCGTCGACGACTGGAAGCGCGTCACCTGCGCAGATTGCGGTGCCGCGTATCGCGCCGACATCGAAGCTCAGGCGGTGGAGTCGTGATCGGCAACCTGAGCGCGGCGGGCCTTCCGCCAAAGCTGAGCAGACCTGACCGTAGACCAGACGCCCATGACGGCGATGACCGCGTACAGCAGGGTGCGCCACTCGAGGCCCTGGCTGGCGACCACGAAGGCTCCGATCACGACGATCGCGACCGTGAGCACGCCGAAGAAGATGGCCATCGCGAGGTGCCACCACATCTTCCGCATGCAGCCGACGCTACCCCCACCCTCACGTTCGACCACTACCGGGAGCAGTTCATGGCACAAGGCATCCCCGAAGACACCGCGGAGATCTTCGCCACCGAAATGGCGACAGGAGGGCTCAGGAAGCCGCGGACCACACGAACCCTCACGGACGACGAGATCGCCGCTGAGATCGCACGCCGTACAGCGCTCACGTGCAATCGCTCCGGACGGCACGGCTGCACCCTGCACGCCGGCCACGACGGCGACTGCATCCTGCTCTGTGCCGCGCACCCGTTCCGCATGGCAGCGCTTCAGCCCGCCGATGGCGACGCGTGCGACATCGAGCCCGTGCTCGCCCGGTACGGGCACCTCTGCGGCCCCTGCTACGGCCGAGCCCGCAACAACCTGCACCAGGCCCCGCAGCTGCTCGCCCACATCCGCGGCCAGGTCGTCCCCGCCATGGAGTCCGCTCGCGGCCCCCGAGTGTCAGGCACGAAGGACGCACCCATCCCGCTGCGCGCCGACCCGCTGCACGACGCCGACGACCTCTACGCGCAGATCGTGAACTGGGTGGTGTCATTCGCCCGCGAGACCGGCACCCGACCCCCGGCGGCCGCGGTCGCGTTCCTCCGCCAGCAGGCCGACGCCGTGCGGCTCCCATCGTGGGCGCGAGACGGGGCTTCGGCATACACGCTGGCCGAGGATCTCGTGCGCTGGTACGAGCAGCACGAGCTCACCATCGTCACCGCCCTCCACCCGCTCACCGTGCGCTCCTGGTGCGACGACATCGGCGCCATCATCGGCGCGTACCGGTCCAGGTACCCGCAGGCCGAGAAGCGACCCCGACAGGCTGCAGCGCGCGAGTGCCCGGTGTGTGGCGAGCACACCGTGCGTGCCGAGTTCTACGCCGCCGGGGTGCAGGTCGAATGCTCCCACTGCGGTCACGTCGTCCCCGAGGCCGAGCACGACCGCTTCGTCGACTGGGCCGAGACGACGTCGGCGCCCCGTGCGCTGTCGCTGCAGTGCGACCGTGGCCGCCACCACCTGTGCGGGTGGGTCGACTGCCCCTGCAGCTGCCACACCGGGAGCGTGGCGGCGTGATCCAGCTACTTCGCGCGCTTGGCCGCGGCGACAGCCTTATCCCGGATGTAGGTCGAGACGGGAGTGTCCGCCGCTGCCTTCTCGATCAGCGCGAGCTCGGCGGGGGAGAGCCGCAGGTTGATGTTCTCGGTGCGGGCATTGCCGGTCGAGGGTCGCCCTCGGGGTCGCTTCTCGTCGGTCATGAATCCAACTATATCGTAAAGCAGAAAATAGTAGACAAGGTGCATTTAGTGCTTTACGGTAAATACATGACCTCCTCCACTCAGACCCCCGCCCGCGCCAAGCTCGCAGCCGCCACCGACCGCCTCCCGCTCGACAAGGCCATCGCCGGGCTCGTGCACCTGAACACTCTGCCGACGACGCCGGAGCGCGTCATCACCCGAGTCGCGCTGATCGAATCCATCGAGCGCCGTTTCCCCGCGGTCAAGGCCTGGGTCGAAGCCTTCTATGACGTCGAGCTGGATCACGCGAACTGGGACATCGACACGGTCGACGCCATCCTCCTGGCCGTCGACGAGCTGGGCCTCTGATGGCCGAGACACAGAACCTCACCGCATTCGATGCGCTCGAAGCCGAGTACGAGCGCTCCCTTGCCGCCTACAAGACCGCTCAGGCGGTGATGGATGCTGCCGGTGCCGCGATGATGGCGGCGCAGTGCCGCACCCACTTCGCGACGACTCCCGCCGAGGAGCCCGGCTACAGCACCCGCCTCCACTGCACCCTCGCGAAGGGGCACGAGGGCGCCCACACGAACCCGGCCCACAGCCGAGCAGCCTGAGGAGGCACACCATGCCCGAACAACTGATTCACCTATCCGACGACGTCGCGCTCCCGCTCGACATCGTCACCGAGTCCAACGCCATCCTCGGCAAGAAGGGGTCGGGCAAGACCTCCGCCGCGATCGTGCTGCTCGAGGAGATGTTCCGCGCCGGCGTTCCCGTCGTGAGCATCGACCCGAAGGGCGACCACTACGGCATCCGCTCATCCGCCGACGGCACCGCCGAAGGTCTGCCGATCCCGGTGTTCGGTGGCCTCCACGGCGACATCCCGCTCGAGCCCACCGCTGGCGCTGTCATCGCCGACCTCGTGCTCGAGCGGCGCCTGTCCTGTGTCCTCGACGTGAGCGAGTTCTCCCGCGCCGACGTCCGCCGGTTCCTCCTGGCGTTCGGCGATCGCCTGTACCGGAAGGCGAAGCGGGAGCCGATGCACCTGTTCCTCGAGGAGTGCCACGAGTACCTGCCGCAGCAGGTCCGTGCCGAGGATGCGCAGCTCGTCGGGGCGTGGCAGAGGGTGGTGAAGATGGGTCGCTTCAAGGGTGTCGGTGTCACCCTCCTCAGCCAGCGTTCTGCCGCCGTGAACAAGGACGTGCTCGAGCAGGTCGACAACCTCTTCGTGATGCGCACGACCGGGCCCCGGGACCGTGACGCGATCAAGGGGTGGATCGAGACCCACGCGGACGCGAAGGGCATTCTCGCGTCGCTGCCGACTATGGCGTCGGGGGAGTGCTGGTTGTGGCAGCCGGGCCGCGGCGAGCCGGTCAACTTCCGGTTCCGGATGCGCGACACCTACGATGCCGGGTCGACGCCGAAAATCGGGGAGAAGCCGAGGCCGCCGGCCACGCTCGCCGACGTCGACTTGTCCGCGATCAGCACGGCGATGGCCGACACGATCGAGAAAGCGAAGGCTGATGACCCGAAGGAACTCCGAGCCCGGGTAACGAAGCTCGAGGCGGAGTTGCAGGCCGCTCGCCGTGTCGCCGCGCCGGCTCCGGTGGTAGTTGAGAAGGAGGTGATCGTCGAGCGGAACGTCGGTGGCCTCACTCGGAAGCAGAAGGCCGCCTGGGACTCTCTCACGCGCACCGTCGCCGCCTTCTCCGCCGCCTTGGAGGGGACGAGCCCGGCCGAGACGTCGGCACCCGGCCCTGACCGCTCGGCGCCCGCTCCGGCGCCAGTCACGGAGCGGCCCCGGCCCGCGCCATCGGGTCTGTCGAAGGCGCAGCGGGCGATCCTCACCGTCCTCGCTCAGCGCGGCACCCAAACTGCGCAGCAGGTCGCCACCCTCAGCGGTTACTCCGCGAAGGGCGGCGGCTTCAGCAACGCCCTCTCCGGACTCCGCACTGGCGGGTTCATCACCGGCGGCCGCACCGACCTCGCTGCCACCCCCGAGGGGCTGAGCGCGCTCGGTGCGTTCGAGTCGCTGCCCACCGGCCAAGACCTCGTCGCGTACTGGTTGGGCCGCTCATCGAAGGCAGAAGCTCTGATCCTCGAGCAGCTCATCGCGGCCTGGCCGAACACGCTCACCCGTGACGAGATCGCTGAGCGCACCGGCTACGCGGCGAACGGAGGCGGCTTCAACAACTCGCTCTCCCGCCTCCGCACCCTCCAGCTGATCAGCGGCGGCCGCGACGGCATGCGGGTCGACGACGAGCTCGGAACGGCAGGGGCCGAGTGATGCCGAAGCGCATTCAGATGTCACGACAGCACCCGTGGCGGGCTGAGAACCCCGACGCCGTGATCGTGGCCCGGCCATCGAAGTGGGGCAACCCAATCCTGCTCTCAGACGTCGGCAGCCAATACCCGAGTCTCGACGACGCGCGCATCGCGACCCTCGTCGTCCGAGACTTCGAGGCGCTCGCACGCCGCGGACACCTCTCGTTCCCGAACTGGCGCTTCCTCGGCGGCGAGCGTGGACGGGTCGCTTGGACCTACCCCGGCCTCGACGAGATCCGCGACGAGCTCGGTGGCCACGACCTCGCATGCTGGTGCAGCCTCGACATGCCCTGCCACGCTGACCCGCTCCTCAAGCTTGCGAACAGCTGATGGCCGCGCGCTGTGTGAACATCGACGGTGTCCTCCTCCGAGTCACCGACAACTTCGACGCCAGCGAGGGTTCGGAAGACATGGCCAACGCCCGCGAACTCGTCGCCTACATGCGCGAGGGCATCAAGAACCTCCCACCACGCCCCTGTTTCGCTCGACGCTGCGGCCGGGACGAGTGGCACGTGCACGGGACGGAGTGCAGCACCAGCTGCCGGTGCGGGCAGGGAGAGCTCCAGTGACCGCACCAATCGGCGCCGTCGTCGGCCTCTACATCGACACCACAGCCCGCGTCCTGCCCGACCAGTACATCCGAACCGACAGCGGCCGCACCTACCAGGTGCTCACCGTCCGCACCCAGCAGCGAGGCAAGCACGCCGGCACCCGCCAGCACCTCCGCGTGCTCGTCGTCCCAGAGAGCACCCCCGCCGAAGGCGACGTGGTGGTCCCGATCCGCTGGTACCCCCGGAACAAGAGGGCGCGCTGATGCAGCCCACCCTCTTCGACCTCGACGACGACCGGCCGGCCCGAGTCGCGCTCGAGTACGCACAGATGCCCGCCCGCACCCCGTTCTCGCGCACGCCCGTGAGCGCCGACCTCGCCCGGGAGAGTGGAACGACGTCGTGGGTGCGCGCCGGGCAACGCGTAGACGCGGGCCGACAGCTCGTGCACGGCCTCACCCTCGACCCGCCCACCGTCACCTGCGACGGATGCGGCCACACCGCAACCGCCCCGAGCCGCGGCGTCCCGTTCAACGTCGTCATCCTCACCTGCGGCATCGTCTTCAACCCGCACACCTACGGCCGCGGCGACGACCGGCGCCTCTGCCGCAACTGCCGACGCACCGAGTGGGGACACACCGCCTGATGGACGCTCAACCGACACTCTTCGACTCCGGCACCCTCACCATGCACATGGAGCACGGCACCATCGTCAACGGCGACTGGGTGCCCTACGCCCCCGAGACGACGAGCACCAGACACGGGTGGGCGACACCCGACGACGCGGTGAAGCACTGGCGCACCCTCCCCTCCTGGAACGCGTACCGCAACGGTCGTCAGACGAAGACCATGCAGCTTGAGGACGGCACCCAGCTGATCCAGCGTGTCTGGTTCGAGACGCACTGATGGCACTCCGACTCGTCCCGGTGAGCTTCGCGGACGCCTGCGCATTCGTCGCCGAGCACCACCGCCACCACCAAGCGCCCGCCGGGCACAAGTTCAGCGTCGGCGTCAGCGACGAGCACGGCGTGCTGCGCGGCGTCGCGATCGTCGGCCGCCCCGTTTCTCGCGTTCTGGCCGCGGAGGGCGACACGCTGGAGGTCGTGCGCACGGCGACCGATGGCACCGCGAACGCGAACTCCATGCTCTACGGAGCGGCGAAACGGGCGGCCTTCGCGCTCGGCTACCGCCGCCTGATCACCTACACACAGGCGGGCGAGACCGGCGCCTCGCTCCGCGCCGCCGGGTTCCGAGTGCTAGCCGAGCGCCCCGCCCGTTCTGGCTGGAGCGTGCCGAGCCGCCCCCGCATCAGTCGGGGAACCGACAGCGTCGCTCGCACTCTCTGGGAGGCCTGATGGCCGACCGCGAGCAGCGACCCCCGCAGTTCCTCAGCATCCGCGACGCAGGCCGCCGCGTGAAGCGCTCCCGCCGCACCATCCAACGGTGGATGCGCCACGGCATGCCCTACCAGTGGATGGACGGCCGCAAGTTCGTCGAACTCGCCGACCTGCAGCGCACCCTCCGCGCGAAGCTCGCGTCCGACCCGACGAGGCCGCGCAAGAAATCTTCGATTCAGAGTTGACACGTGCACGTTGTCACCCCCTAGGTTGAAGATACGCACAATTCGACCCACCGATCAGAGCCTGTCTCTCGGTGGGTTTCGTGCATCACGGACCCGCCATCGTTCTCTTCCGGTGGCGATACAGGGCTGACAACCTGGCCGCCTGGGGGCGGCGAACTCGTCACGGCGGCCGCGCACCCGGGGTCGCTCCAGGTCGCGGCCGCCGGCACTCACTTCGCGGCGGCCTTGAGGATCAGGTGAGCCTGCGACCTCGACAAGCCGGCCGCGTCCGCGATGTGCGACACCGGCACGTTCGCATCCTTCGCGGCCACGATCAGCCGGTCACGTTCCTCGAGCAGCTCGGCCCGCCGGCGCGCGTTCTGCTGCAGCTTCTTCAGCCAGTCATCAGTCACGATTGCGCACCGCCGTGATGAGCGCGACCACGGCGACAACGGCGGCGGCGATCGAGATGATGAGGGTTACTACCTCCATGAGGGGTTCCTTTCGTAGAATGACCGGAGAGGCGGGCCCCCGAGATGCTGATTTCATCTCGGGTGCCCCCTCTCTTAGTCTCGCTTCCGCTTTCGCTTGGCGGACCTCAAGAGGACTATCGCGGTGATCAGGTTGACCACTGCTGTCATGAGAACGATGACCTGTTCCATGACTTCCTCCTCTCGTTCCGGGTATCTCCCGAACAAGATAAGTGTAGCATCACAAGACACTAGAGTGCAAGATGATACGACACTCTGATCTGGCCGTGCACCTCACCCAGCCCGCCTGACCCGCGGCACGGTGACCGGAACGGCACCCACGTCGGGTACCTAGCATCTCAAGCGAGCCCACTGCCATGATGAACGCATGCTCTCCGGAACCTGTGCCTTCTGCGGTAACCAGACCCACTTCACGGCACGGAGCGCACGCTCGTACACGACCGTTTCGCACGGCAGGCAAGCAATGCGAATTGAGATAGCCGCGACGTGTGATGCCTGCCACCGATACAACACAGCGCTCGGCGAAAGCTCGGTGAACCGGAGCAGCGGAGTGACTGCCGGTTCTATTCTCGACGGCGCGACTGCCGTCCGAGAGGGAGAAGTTATGACTGTCGAGTCTTGGTCGCCGCCTCCCATGCGACCCGTAAATACTGCCTTCATTCCCGAAGGTGTGGCCGGGTTTTTCAAGGAGGCTCACGACGCCTTCAGCATCGGTGCCTACCGCGCAGTGCTCTTGCTCGTCAGAAGTGCGATCGAGGCGACAGCGAAGGACCGGGACATCACCTCCGGCAGCTTGGTGGCGAAGATCAATCAACTTCACGCCGACGAACACATTCGCAAGGGCACGAAGGACATGGCGCATGCGTTGCGCATCCTCGGCAACGACATGGCTCACGGTGACATCGACGACGTGCCTACCCAGGAGGACGCCGACGACGCGCTGACCATTGCCAAGTTCGTTCTTGATGACGTCTATGTGGCGGACGCGCTCCGCGCCGACATGATGGCTCGCCGCGCAGTCGACTAGGCGACCAGCTGGAAGAAGGGGTGCGATGAGACCCCCTCCCGTGATTCTCGTGGGCCTCACCCTCATCAAGCTCGTCGTGCTCGTCGCCCTCTACTCGCTGCGACTCTCACCCTCCGACCCAGGACCGCTCGAGGCCGAGCATGACGAAGGGCCGGCCAGCACCGAACGCTGACCGGCCCCTGTGCATCAGCCCGCGGGCGGATACGGGTCTGGCTTGTTGATCGTGTCCTTCTGCCGGATCTCCCCATCCTTGCCGTGGATGTTGAGCTCCCCACCGTCAGACGAGTTGTTCAGGTACTGACGGGCCGCTGCTGCTGCTTCGGCCTGCGTGTCGTGGTGCGATGACGCGCGCTGGCCGCCTTCCTTCTGAACGTCCCAGCCATCCCCTTCAGGCGTCACGTGGTAGTTCGGTGCCATGTTCTTCACCCCCTCTCGACATCGAGTAACGGTCACAGAGTAGCCCCGACACGCGACACGGCAGCAGACGAATTGACCAGGAGGCGGACCTTGGCAACGATCAAACCTGACGCCGTCGCGGACCCTCGCCCCGGCTCCCGCGGCTACCTCAAGTGGTACTGGACCAAAGGGCCGGGCCTCGCGAAGTGGGCATCCTCACCGCACCCGTACACGGCGCTGAAGCGCCACCTCCGCGGCAAGGTGCCGGCCGGGTACCTCGACCAGACCGTCGCCCAGTGGTTCCACGACGTCTTCGGGATCTGGCCGGGGGAGCGGAAAGGCAAGAACCCGGTCGGGCCCGGCTGATGCACCCCGAGCAGCTCGGCACCATCCCCGCCCGCATCATCGAGTGGTGCCGCGTCCGAATCCTTCGCCGCCCAGGCCGCTGGCTCAGCACCGTGCAGGACGACGGCGCCCACGTGGTGCCCCTCTACGACATCGTCCGCCACACCGCCAACGACGAGTGCGTCTGCGGCCCGACAGTCGAGGCCGTGCCCCGCTCCGACGGCTCCGTGGGCTGGATGCTCACCCATCACAGCCTCGACGGAAGAGAGCAGCACGAGTGAGCGTTCAGACCAAGCAAGCCCTGGAAGCGGCGATCACAGCTCACTACCTCAGCGAAGCCCAGGACGACAACGAGTACCGGCAGAACGCCGTCGTCGTGGACTGGATCGTCGGCTTCACCGTCTCGAACGTCGTCGACGTCGATGGCGTGGGCACAGTCGGCTACGCGAACGGTTTCGACTCCGCAGACGTCAACCCCAACGGGCAGGCGTACCTCGCCCAGTGGGTGTCACTCGAGATCGCTTCCCTTCTCGAAACCGACCGCGACGACGACTGATGCCCGGGTGGAAGGGCAGCAACCGCCGGCAGACCCTCCCACGCGACTGGCCGGCCCGCGTCGCCCACGTCCTCAACCGTGACCGCCGCCGCTGCCGCCACATCCGCGAAGACACCAACCGCCCGTGCGGTCTGCCTGCCAACCAGGTCGACCACGTCATCCCCCACGACGAGGGCGGCACCGACGCCTACTCGAACCTCCAGGCCCTCTGTGAGTGGCACCACAACCGGAAGTCCGGCGCCGAGGGTGGCCGCGCATCCGGTCGCGCACGAGCCGCGAAGAAGGCCGCGGAGAAGTCGGTGCACCCTGGGCTGCTACCCAAGCAATCGTCGCCCGGTGACCCGGCGCCGTTCTAGAACGCGGGTGCTTTGCCCTCGCGTGTTTGATTAGCCACTCCGGCCGTCGGCCGCCGCTGCCTTGCGTTCGGCCTCCGCACGCTTGCCTTCGGGCAGACGCATGTAAAGCTCGTCCGCCTTGCGCGGCTGGGTAATCAGTTGCTCCACCAGCGAGTTGATTGCAGCGAAAAGAGGCTCAGCCACTTCGTCAGACTCTCCGTCTAAGTAGACGACCACGAGACCCTCGTCTACTCCGCCGTGCAGGACGTCATTGCCGACGACGCGGATAGCAGTGAGGAACTTCCACAACGACTCCTGCACCTGACCGTGCAAGTTCGCGATGAGACCGTCAAGCCGAGTGTCTTGATCCTGGGTGTGCTCGCGGAGGAGGAGCTCGAGCGTCGCGCGCGCCAGGGCAGCGGACGCTCGACGTGAGTGGGGAAAGACTTGCCGAGCTTCTTCATACAGGGTCGCTGCGTCGGTGGGCATGTCGGCGTGGGCTGGGGGAATCGGTGACGATCGCGGGTAAACGACCTCATCATCCCGCCACACAGTAGAGGCCAAGCACGCCGCACAGGTAGAGCTCGACCACACCCCGATCATCACGTCGCGGTCCTCAGCACGGAGCCCATCGCTGTCGATGTAGAAGCGGTCAGCGGCGTCCGAATACATCACCTGGGAGAAGTACTCTGTCCTCGCACTGACTTCGAGATTCACCCACTCGTGGTACGAGAATGTCCCGCACCGCAGGCAGGAGAATCGGGACTCACGCACAACTGACATGAGCGCATCGTACCGGCATGGTGCCTGGCCGCAGAGGCGGAGCGGTCGATCGACACGCCATAGCCCAGGCACCTGCCTCCTCACTGAAAGGGGAGGCACCCACCCCTCCCCCCGGTCACCCTCCAGACCGCTTCGCGTTCTGCTGCTCGCTGTGCGCGCGACTCTGGGGGGATCGCTTCAGCCACGCTCGGTCGCCGTCATGGTGGCTGGCATCCGTCACGGAGGTTGCTTCATGTTCACTCGCTCGTTCCGCGTGATTCCGGGGATCTTCTGATGGCCGGCCGAGGCTTCGCACCGTCGGGCAGCAGGGTTCGTGAGCGCGACAACAAGTCGCAGATCGCACTCGTTGCGGACGGGAAAACCCGCGGTCCTGCGCTGCCTTCGGGTGCGCTGCGCGACAAGGCGGGGAACAAGCTGCCGTGGCACCCGATGACGCGTCGGTGGTGGAACAGCTGGCGGCGGTCGCCGCAGGCCATCCGGATGATGACCGGGCCCGACTGGGACTTCCTCCTCGACACGGCGCTGATGCACCACCAGATGTGGGAGTACGGGCGGTGGGAGCTCGCGGCCGAGGTCCGACTGCGGGTGCAGAAGTTTGGCGCCACCCCGGAGGACCGTGCCCGTCTGGGTCTCGAGGTTGGCACGCGTCGACCGAGCGATGCGCCGGCGTCGGATGCGCCCGGGTCGACGGGTGCGACGGTCTCGTCGATGGAGGCTGAGCGCGAGAAGCGCCTCCTCGCCGACGAGGACGACTGATGCCGCGCCGGGTCATCAAGGCGCCCGGCCACACTCGTAAGAACGCCCTCCGGATCGCGGTGTGGTGGATCGAGCAGTTCACCGTGCACGGCCCGGGCGACATCATGGGCCGTCCGACGGTTCTCCCCGACGAGTACGCGAAGTTCGTCATCGACTGCTACGCGCTCGACGCGTTCGGGCGCCGCCTCTACGACTCCGCGTTCCTGTCTCGGCCGAAGGGGTGCGACAAGTCGGGCATCGCCGCGAAGATCGCGCTGCTCGAGGCGTTCGGGCCTGCCCGGTTCGCTGGGTACGCGAAGGGCGGGGAGACCTACGAGTTCCTCGGGAAGGTGTACGTCTACGCACCTGGTGAACCGATGGGCCAGGCAGTCACGTCGCCGGTGGTTCGCATCATGGCCACCGAGGAGACGCAGGCGGGGAACGTCTACAAGACGATCTACTACAACCTGAACGACGCCGCCGCGCCGCTGTTCCAGCTTCAGGCGTTCGGTGTGCAGGTGGGCCTGAACCGCATCGTGATCCCGTGGGGCGGCGAGATCGTCCGCTCGACGGCCGGCGCGGCATCGAAGGATGGCGGTAACGAGACCTTCGCCGTGTTCGACGAGACGCACTTGTACACGACGCCGGTGCTGCACGAGATGTACACCACGGTGACGAACAACCTCGAGAAGCGCAAGATGACCGCGGAGCCGTGGTTCATCGAGACGACGACCATGTACGCGCCCGGTGAGGAGTCGGTGGCCGAGTCCACCTACGAGCTCGCGGAAGCGATCGACGAGGGCCGCGCACGCCGTGCACGTCTTCTGTTCGATCACCGGTGGGGCGACGTTGTCGACTTCACGAACGAGGCGCTCCTGAAGCGTGCGTTCGAGGAGGCGTACGGGGACGCGATCGAGTGGAACCCGGTGGAGCACCTGCTGACCCTCGCCTACGACATCCGCCGGAAGGTGCAGACGACCCGGCGCTACTTCCTGAACGCGGTCGTGGGATCGGTGAACGCGTGGGTCGAGCCTGAGCAGTGGGCGGCCCGTTCGATCGTGCTTCTCCGGAAGACGGCCGACGGTTCGTTCGAGTGGAGCCCGCCGGGCCCTGGCGACGTGATCACCCTCGGCTTCGACGGGTCGCGGTCGAACGATGCCACCGCACTCATCGGGTGCCGCGTCCGAGACCGCTACCTCTTCCCAATCAAGATCGCGGAGACCCCTGACGGTCCCGAGGCGGAGGGCTACCAGGTCGACCGAGTCGCGTTCGACGCGGCCGTGTCCCAGGCGTTCAACGCGTACCGGGTCGTCGGGTTCTACGCCGACCCCCCGCTGTGGCAGGACTACGTCGACGCGTGGGCGAAGGAGTACGAGGACCAGCTTCTGGTGGAGGCCTCCACGAAGTCCGCGATCGAGTGGTGGACGAAGGCTGACACGAAGATGGCGCCCGCGCTTGAGCGGCTGCACACCGCGATCCTCACTGGCACGGTGACGCACTCCGCGGACCCCGTGATGACCCGCCACTTCCTGAACGCCCGCGAGTGGTCGCGGCGATCGGGCACGGTCATCGGCAAAGAGAAGAAGAACTCGCCGAAGAAGATCGACGCCGCGGTCGCCGCGACGCTCGCCTTCGAGGCCGCCGCGGACTGGCTCGATCATGGCCGCCCCGTCATTCAGCAATCGATGGTGCCCGAGAGGGTCCGATGAGGAGGCTGCGTTGCTCACTCAGACCAGCATCCCCGGGACCGACGACTGGTGGCTCATGCAGCTCGCCGTCGAGTGGGGCAAGGATCTCGTCCGCCTCGGGGAGCTGAAGCGCCGCCGCGACGGTGTCGCCGAGGCGCCGAACTGGGGCGACCCGGCGATGACGGCTGCCTACCAGAAGTTCGTAGAGCAGCGCCGGCTGAACGTGGCGAACCTGGTCGTAGAGGCGGGCGTGAACCGGGAGAAGCCCCTCGGCTTCAAGACGGCCGCTCCCGGTGACGACTTCGGCGACGCCGCGGCCATGGCCACATGGAACCGCTCGAACATGAAGGTCGGCGTCCGTGATTTCCTTGCCGACGCCGCCACCTACGGCTCGGCGTTCATCACGGTTACGGGCTCAGCGCAGGCGGGCGCCGGCGGGACGTACTCGCACCCGTCGATGGTGCCGTCGAACGGGTGGAGCACGTGCACCCGCCAGTACGCCACCCAGCCGTGGCTCGCCGAGGCAGCGCTCACCGTCGGATTCGACCCGATCAACCAGGTCGACATCCTCACCCTGTTCCGGCCCGGGTACTGGCGCCAGGCCTTCCGGCGCACGCGCGGCACCTCCTCCCTGCCCACGGATGGCACCGTGTGGTCGCCGGGCCGCGGCTGGGAATGGGTCTCTGACCCTGTGCCACTCGGTTTCACCAACGAGGTCAACGTCGTCCGGATGGACATGGACGGCCGCAAGGGCGTCTTCGAGCGCCACCTCGACACTCTCCGCCGCATCGATCAGACCATCCTCGACCGCATCACCATCACCGCGATGCAGGCCTTCCGGCAGCGCGCGCTCAAGGGCGACCTCCCGAAGGTGTACCCGCCGGAGCACCCCCACGCGGGCGAGACGATCGACTACAACGACATCTTCAAGGCGGGCCCCGCCGCGCTCTGGCTCACTGGCAGCGCCGAGATCTGGGAATCGTCGGTCACGGACATCACCCCCATCCTGGAGGCCACGAAGTCCGACTTCCGGAACCTCGCCGCCGTGACATCCACGCCGATGTACATCCTCTCGCCCGAGATGGCGAACGGATCGGCGGAGGGAGCATCCCTGGCTCGAGAGGGCCTGGTGTTCCGAGTCGAGGCCGACATGGACCGTGCGTCGGCCACATTTGCGCTCGCGCACTCGCTGGCCTTCCAGGCGCAGCGGGACGCGGCCCGAGCGGACGCCTCGCAGATCGAGACGATCTGGGCTCCGGCCGACCGCTCGTCGATCACCGAGCGCGCGTCGGCGTCGTCGCAGGCGAAGGCTGGCGGTCTGTCGCAGCGGATGATCAACGAGAAGGTCTTCCAGCTCACCCCGGCGGAGATCGAGCTCGAGCGGCAGTACAAGCAGGATGAGGCGTTCGACGTGCCGGTCGCGGCTGCCAGCTGATGGCCGGCGACGTCGAACGCATCCAGCGGCTGACGGAGAGGCACGCAGAGCAGAGGCGCGCTCTCATTGTGCAGTTGGTTCGTCTACTCCTGGGTCTGTGGGGCGATTTCAGCGGCTGGACGGACCAGCGCCTGGTCACGGGCCAGACCGCTGGCTCAGCGAACCTGGTCGACGCCGCGCTGTCCCGCACGCGGCTGCTCAGCCGGTCGTACATCAGCGCCGTGCTCTCCGAGATGGGAGTGCGGGACCTCCGGCTCCCGCCGACGGTCGACCTGTACCCCAGATCGGGCGTGAGCGAACTCGCCGTCTACGCCCGACCCGTGAAGCAGTACCTCTACCAGCAGTCCATCGGGGCCTCCGTCGCCGACGCGACCACCGCGGCGATGGACCGGCTCGAGGAGATCGCCACCCTCGACGTGAAGGCCGTCGACAGGGACGAAGCGCGAGTCGTTTACGAGGCGGTGGCGAGAGTCACCGGGTACCGGCGGGTGATTCACCCCGAGCTGTCCGAGACAGGCACCTGCGGCCTCTGCCTCGTCGCCTCGCAGCGGGTCTACGCCTCCGACGAGTTGCAGCCCCTCCACGGGCCGTCCTGCAACTGCGACACCCTCCCGATCGTGGCCGGCGACGACCCCGGGTTCCGTGTGAACGACAACGACCTGAAGGCCATCTACGACGTGGCGGGCAGCACCGCTGCCGAGGATCTCCTGAACACCAGGATCACCATCAACGAGCACGGCGAGCTTGGTCCGATCCTCACGAAGAAGGGCGACCACTTCCGGGGCCCCAGCGAGGCGGGCCACCCTGCCTACGTGCCACCGACGCCCGCGAGCGTCCGTGCTGAGAAGGCCCGGGAGCGCGACGTGCTCGCGGCCGAACTCGGGCTCGCTGAAGCCGCTTACGAGGTGCTGCGCGACGCGGACCCCGCCGGTGTTCCGCCGGGCGGCGACGCCGGGCTGCGGATGTTCCGTGCGGCGAAGAGCATGCGCGAGCGGATGCAACTCCTCGACCGGGTCATCGCCACGCTCCCCGAATAGACCACCGGCCACCGGCCGGCCCCGCCCGCCACGGGCACAATCCACCGACACGGAGGACCAACCACCCATGTTCCGCATCAACGCCTTCGGGCAGCGCATCCCGACCAACCCGCGTCTCGTGTTCCACTCGGACCCCGACGCGCCGCCGTCGGGAGGCAACCCCGCGGACCAGCCTGTCGACCTCGGCTTCCCGGCGAACACGCCGGTGGCGGAGATGACGACGGAGCAGCAGGTCGCCTACTGGAAGCACAACGCGCGGAAGCACGAGAAGACCGCGACCGCGCGCGCCGACTACGACCAGCTGAAGGCTGACTCGGCCGAGCTGGCACAGCTCAGGGCCGCGAACGCCACCGAGCAGGATAAGGCACTGGATGAGGCTCGCCGCGACGGCGAGAACATCGGCGCCGCACGGTACCTGAAGCAAGCCGTCATGGGGCGCTTCCAGGGCCTCACCGGGAAGGACACCGCCGAGGTCGACACGATCTTCGCGCACGTCGATCCCACCTCCTTCACGGACGCGAACGGCGACATCGACGCCGACGCACTCGCGAAGTACGCCGCAACCTTCGGGAAGAAGGAAGACGGCAACATCCCGCCCACGGATCCTGTCAAGGCCGCCCTGGAAAGGACGCAGAACCCCGGCGCGGCTGGCGGAAGCGGAGGCGGGTCGATCGCCCAGCTGAAGCAGCAGCGCAAGGAAGCACACCAGAAGAAGTAACCACCTACTGAGAGGAATCCATCATGGATCTCACCCCCGTGGTGACCTCGACGGGCGGTTCGGACAAGACGTGGCTCGCGTCCGACCATGGGCTGGGCAACGCGCTCACCCGCACCCTCGATGTCTCCAAGTTCACCAGCGGCACCCACTACGACGCCAGCACGAAGGTGCTGAAGTCGGGCATCGGCATCGCGAAGATCACCGCGTCGGGGCTCTACGGCCCCTACGACACGACCGCTTCCGATGGCCGGCAGACCGCGCTCGACAGCTTCACCGCCAACGAGGAGCCGCTGCTGCTCTCGAACGGATCGACGTCGACCAAGGTCGCAGTCGCCGCCGTCCGCCACGCCATCATCAACCAGCCGAACCTCCCGATCGCTGCCCAGCGCGCGGCCGGGGCGTCCGACGTCGCGACGGCCACCACCGGTGGTCAGTTCATCTTCGAGAACTAGGAGGGCCCGGAATGGTCTACTCGTCTGCATTCCGCACCGCCACCCAGCTCACCGCGGCCGCTCGCGCTGCCGCCGAGCTGACGGCGGAGAGCTACCAGCTCTCCTCGTGGCTGCCCGCCCGCGACAACTTCGGGCTCTCGTTCAACTTCGACATCAACGCGTTGTCGCTGAACGAGGCGGCCACCTACCGGGCGTTCGACACCGAGGCGCCCTTCGGTTCGACCCCCGGCGCCCAGTCCCGCGCCGGCAAGCTCCCCCCGATCAGCCGCAAGCTGCGCGTCACGGAGTTCGACCAGCTCAGCCTCTACGGACAGACCGACGCCATCGGCCAGAAGTTCGAGGACTACGCCGAGCGCCTCGGCGGCCAGATCGCCGCCCGCGTCGCGCTCGCGCAGGGCCAGGCAGTCGAGACCGGAACGATCGTCCTGAACGAGAACAAGCTCTCGTTCACGATCGACTTCGGCCGCGCCTCGGGTCACACCGTCACCGCGGCGGCCGTCTGGTCCCTCACCGCTACCGACGCGCTGACCGACCTCCTCACCTACAAGGCGGTGTACGTCGCCACGAACGGCTTCCCCCCGGCCGTGGCGATGATGTCGACGTCGATCATGTCGGCCCTGCAGAAGAACACCTCCATCATCAAGGCGTTCTGGGGTCGCGGGACCGACGTCTCGGGCATCATCAGCATCGACCAGGTGCGATCGGTGTTCGCCTCGTTCGGTCTCGGCCGCATCGTCATCAACGACGACCAGGTCAAGGTCGGCGCGTCCAGCACCCGCCTCATCTCCGCCGACAAGCTGATCTTCCTCCCCGAGGAAGGTGGCATCCAGCTCGGCGGCGCCGGCGGCGCGCTCGGCGGCACCGACTGGGGCATCCCGGCCGAAGCCATCAACCCGACCTACGGCATCACCGATGCCGACAAGTCGGGTGTGTTCTCGGCAGCCTTCCACGACGACGACCCCGAGGGCCACAACGTGCTCGCGTCGGCCATCGTCCTCCCCGTGCTCGAGTCGGCGAACGCCACGTTCGCCGCCGACGTCCTCTGAGAGGAGCAGTCATGGCTGACAAGAAGCAGGTGCTCGCCACCGACGTGCACGTCACGAACAAGGACGGCGAGTCCAAGCTGCTCCGCGCGGGTTCCGAGCTGCCCTCGTGGGCGACGAAGCTCGTCACGAACAAGAAGGCGCTCGTCCAGGTCGAGGAAGCCCCCGCGGGCGACTCCGGAACCGGCGGGCAGGTGGGGACCGATCCCGGTTCGCAGACTCCGCCTGAGACGCCCTACGTGGCCAAGCGGGAGGGCGTCGAGGACGTCCAGCCGTACGACGCGTGGGCGTACCACGACCTGCAGGCCGAGTCCATCGGGCGGAAGCTCGAGGGCGGCGGTGCGGGGAAGGCCGACGAGATCGTCGCACGGCTGAAGGCCGACGACGCCGCTCAGGCACAGCAGTAACGGAAGGGGGCCACGGTGACTCTGCCAGCAGTCGCAACCACCGAGCTCGAGAACCGCTACGAGGGAGACCTCGCGGAGTTCCGGGCCCAGTACATCACGACGAAGCTCGCCGACGCCGTGGCCCTCATCCAGCAGCACTACCCGGAAGTCGAGGCTCGCCTCGGCGACGGGAGGCTGCTCACCCAGAACTACAACCGCGTCGTGTGCGACGTCGTCCTCCGTGTCATCCGCAACCCGGGCGGCTTCACCAATGAGGGCGACGGCGGCTACTCGTACGGGCGCCGCGTCGTGGTCGCATCCGGAGACATCTGGCTCACCGACGGCGACGTCGATCTACTCTTCGGACGTGTCCAGGTCGCCGACATGGGGACCGCCAGCGTGGGCGTGCACGTGCCGCCGTGGTCCCGATGAGTGGCCTGCTCGACGGCCGCCACACGGTCGAAGTGCAGCTCCGCGAGGCTGCCGCTGGCTCTCTCGGTCAGAAGAAGTACTCGAACGTCGGTGATCGACTTCCCATCCGGGGGAACCTGCAGCCGCTTTCCTCCGACGAGATCCTCGCCAACGGCCTTCAGAACGAGATCACGCGGCGGTTCTCGGGGAGGACTTGGCCAGGCGACAGCACCTCCCTCGTCTACACCGACGGGTGGGAGTGGTCGCCAGTCGGGGAGCCCGAGCACTTCGGGATGTCCCCACGCACCGCGCACTACGTGGTGATCCTGAAGCGGGGAGCGAAGGATGGCGCAGGTCAATAAGAGCGCCGGCATCATCGCCGCGCGCATCGCGGGGGAGTCGTCCGCGATGGACCTCGCCGCGCTCGTAGTCCTCGGCCGCGTGAAGATGGTCGCCTCCCGGTACCGCCTCACCGGCGGCTACATGGCCGCCCTCGCTGTGTCGAAGGTCCGCGGCAGGAACGGCGTGAAGGACCGCCTCGTGTCCGCGACCGACCCGGCCGCGGTGTCGATCGAGTACGGCCACTACGCCGTCCGCAAACGGCGCCTCGGCTCCCGACGGGTGTCTACGGGCGTTGTGCGGTGGGTGCCCGGGCAGTACATCATGACGAAGGCGCGAGGGATGCTCTGATGATCGACGCCGAGAAGCTCATCTACGACCTCCTCACCCGCGACCTGGACGACGGCGTCACGGTCATGCCGGCCATCGACGTCGACGTCATGGACACCCTCCCGCTCGTCACCTTCCACGTCACAGTGGGGCAGGCGATCGACAACTCGTCACCGCCACAGGGATGGGTCGTCACCCTCAATCTCGACGTGTTCGACGACGACCTGGACGACGCGAAGAACCTCAGCTTCGCCCTTTACGACGTCGTCTGGGCGTGGGGGAACGGCTTCGCCAATCCGCCCGCCCTCATCGAGGACGTGGGCGGCGTCGCCCACGACTCCGTCGACGACAACTCGATCTTCACCCGCGTCTTGACCGTCGAGGTCGAGTCCAAGCGGGTGACGCAATACGCAGGCAGCTTCGAGCTCACCCTGCGGCCGAGCAAGTAGCACCCCGTCTCCATCACCGCTCCCGCGGTGGGTCCGCCAACCACAAGGAGACATCATGGCCCTCGACGGATCCGCCGTCTTTCTGCCCGGTCGCGGCATCCCGTTCATCGGCGCTGTCGATACCGAACCGCCCGCCTACAAGACCATGACCCCGGCGACGCCCGGGTCCGGCTGGTCGGCGCTCGGGCACACCTCGCGCGAGAACAACGTGTCGCTCACGAAGAACGGCGGCGACGCCACCACGGTGGGCACCTGGTGGGAGCCCGCGTTCCGCACCACGTACGCCGACACCACCTGGTCGATCACGGTCAACGCGCTCCAGATGGACGAGAACACTCTCGACCTCGCGTTCGGCGGCGCGCTCGACACCGACGACGGATACATCGTCCCGTCGAACATCGCGGCCGTCGACCGGGCCCTGTTCATCCTGTGCCTCGACGGCACCGACCGGATGGGTCTCTACCTGCCCCACGTCTCGCTGACCATCGGCGACGCCCCGGCGTTCGACCCGACGAAGTTCTTCGAGATCCCGCTTTCCGCTGCCGTCCTCGGTTCCGAGGACCTCGGGGGAATCATGAAGTGGTTCCACCCGGCTCTCGAAGCGGCGTAGCGGCACGACTTCCCGCCAGGTGATGGAATGCGGACCCGCCTGGCGGGGAGACCCCCTCTGAGGTCCGCGCACATCGAAAGGGTCCGCAATGACCAGCAAGCCGAAGAAGCCGCAGGACCACAAGGCGCCGAAGAGTGAACAGCTCGCAGCGGAGGCCAACCCGCCCACCGGCGCCGAGCTCCTGAAGCCCGCCCACGAGCTTCCCTCGTGGGACCGCCTCGACGTCACCGCGACGCTCATGGAGTCGATGAAGATGCTCGGCATCGACCTCGGCGCCACACCTGAGGAGGGTGAAGAGGCGCCGGAGTTCGAGCTCGACACCGAAGACGTCGAGTCGCTGCGCGCCATCGCGAAGATGCAGCGATCGCTGCTGTTCGCCGCGAAGGACCAGGCCAAGTTCACCCGCTTCGCGACCGGCCCGGACGCGATCTCCGAGGTCACCGAGCTGGCCATGTGGTTCCTCGGTGAACTGGGGAAATCCGAAGGCTCTGCGAGCTAGTCGACGAATTCGGGGACGAGCTGCGTGGGGACTTCCAGGAGTTCTACCAGCTCGACCTCGTCGACGTGTGGCGCGGCACCATCACGGTGACCCGCGCTCTCGACCTCGCAGAGCTTCTGCACACCACCCCGCGCTCAAGGTACCGGGCCGCTCTGCTGCGTGACCCCCGCTGGCTCGACTGGTCGGGTCAGTCGGCGATCCTCGCCGACCTCGTCGACGCGCTCAAGGAGAACACCGTCTCCATGATCCAGCTGATGGGGGGCCAAGCCAACGCGAAGCCCTACCCGCGGCCGAAGCGAGGCGGGGAACCGCCCGCGCAGAAGATCGCCGATTTCCCCATCCGGGAGCTGGTGAACATGACTTCCTGAGGAGGGCCCCGGTATGGCGCGAGTGGCCGGCGGCAAGGAAGTTGGGCGGGTATCGATCCGCGTCCTCCCGAACGCGACGAAGTTCCGCAACGACCTCCGGCTGCTGCTGCAGCGTGTCGAAGGCAGCATGGCGGCGAACCTGCGGGTGCAGGCCGACACCACCCGGGCGACGGCCACGGTCGAGCGGTTCCGGCAGCAGGTCGAGAACAACCCGGCCCGCCTCCACATCGACACCGAGCCCGCCACCCGCGCGGTAGCGAACCTCCGCCGGGAGCTCCGCGGCACCGAGGCGAACATCAACGTCGGCGCCGACACCCTCGTGGCGGCCGCGCAGATGGCCAGGGTCTCCCGGGACCGGGTCTCCGTCATCCGCGTCGCCCTCGCGCGGGGGTCGGTCGCGAAAGTCACGGCCGCCCTCGCCGCCCTGTCCGGCGCGCGCCTGCTCGGCAGCACCTTCGGGGACATCGGCCGGGGCCTCGCGAACATCGACAAGAACCTCCCGAAGATCGCGCTGATGGCCACGGGCATCGCGTCGCTCACCGGGGTTGCGCTGTCCTCCACGGCCGCGCTCGTGAGCCTGGGCGCCGGCATCGCTCAGATCGCTGGTGTCGCGCTCCTCGCACCGGGCATGTTCGCCGCGGCCGCCGTCTCGATGGTGGCCCTCGTCGTCGCGCTAAAGAACGCGGGCACCCAGCTCGAGCCGCTGAAGCAGGGCTTCCTCGACCTCGGCGACACCATCAACGCGGAGTACTGGGCGCGCGCACGCGACCCGATCATCAACTTCGTCAACAGCGTGTTCCCGCAGCTGCAGGACGGCATCACCATGGTGTCGGCGTCGCTGGGCGAGTACACCGCGAAGCTGGCGTCTGCGTTCACCACCGCGTTCGGCGGGGAGCGTCTCGTGCAGATGTTCGCGAACCTCGCGAACTCCATCGACATCTCGCAGGCCGGCGCGGACTCTCTCGCGTCCACGATCGCAATCCTCGGGACGCTGGGGGCGTCGTACCTTCCCCGGCTCGCGTCGTTCTTCGTGCGCATCGGGGACAGCTTCAACGCGTGGCTGTCGGCTGCAGAGGCCGACGGGCGACTGAACGCCTGGGTGGACCGCGCCATCGTCGCCCTGGGACAGCTCGGGTCCGTGTTCGCGTCCCTCGGCAGCATCCTCGCTGGCATCGACGACGCCATGGTCGCAGCCGGAGGCGGCGGGCTCGCCGCGTTCGCGGCCGGTCTCTCCACGGTCGCGAGCATCGTCAATGGGCCCGCCTTCCAGACGGGGCTCACCACGATCCTCGAAGGCGCCAACGCGGGCTTCTCCGCCCTCGGTGCCGCCCTCGGGCCGATCGGTGTTGCCATCGGCGCCCTCGCACCCACCCTGTCGTCAGTACTGACGACCGCGGGGGAGGCGCTGGGCGGGCTGCTCACGAGCATCGCCTCGGCGCTCCAGGAGCCAGCGTTCGCTGAGGGACTGGACCGCTTCTTCCTCGGCATCCAGCGGGGCCTCGACGCGCTCGGGCCCTCGCTTCCCGCCGTGGCGGCCGCGCTCGGCACCCTGGGTGCCGTCGTCGGAGATCTCGCCGCCCAACTCGGCCCCGTGCTCGCCACGGCGCTCGAGGAAGCCGCCCCGATCTTCAGCGCACTCCTCGCCGAGATCGCACCCCTGATCCCGCTCCTCGGCACACAGCTGATCGAAGCGATCGTCGCCATCGCCCCTGGACTGATGGCGATCGCGAAGGACGCGCTCCCGCAGCTCGTCGCCGTGATCGCCGAGCTAGTACCCGTCCTACCGCCGCTGGTGGCCCTGTTCGGCGAGCTGCTGGTGCAGACCGCTCCCATGGCTGCGCAGCTCCTCGAAACGCTGCTGCCCGCGTTCGCAGCCTTGACCCCTGCGATCATCGCCATGCTCGAGGCGCTTACCCCTCTCCTGCAGTACCTGCCGGCGCTGACGGTCAGTGTGCAGATCCTCGCGGGGGTCATCTCGACGGTCCTCGCGGCCGCGTTCACGGTCATGCAGGTCATCTGGACCGGGTTCACCGCGCTGATCACCGGCGACTGGTCGAACTTCGCTGCGACGATCACCGGAATCACGAACGGTCTCGCGTCGTCGCTGAGCAATCTTTGGTCGGGAATCGCCAGCAACATCATTGGCACGTTGCAGGGGCTCGCGAACCAGGCTGTCGGTGCGCTCTCGGGCGTGCACGCCTCGATCGTGAACGCCTTCGCGGATGCGGGCTCCTGGCTCGGTCAGGCTGGCCGGCGCATCGTCGAGGGCCTCGCGAGCGGAATTCGCAGCGCGATCGGCGCTGCCCGGGCCGCGATCAGCGAAGTGATGGGGGCGGTGTCCGGCTTCCTGCCGAACTCGCCCGCGAAGGAGGGCCCGTTCTCTGGTCGTGGCTGGTCGCTCTACTCGGGGCAGGCCATCGTCCGCGACCTCGCGGAAGGACTCTCCGGGCCAGACTCGGTCGGTAAGGCGCGCGCCGCGGCCAACACGCTCATGTCGTCGATGGCGCTCGACGCTTCGGGCACGGTGGCTCTCTCGGGGTCTGCTGGTGACGTGAGCGCGGCATCGGCCGCCGCATCCGCTGACCGCCCGATCTACATGGACGGCGCTCTCTTCGGGGTGCTGAGGCAGATGGCGAACGGTGAGGCGCAGATCGTGCTCGCCGGGTACGACGCCGAGCGGGAACGCACCTTGGACGCCGGCTACAGAGTGGGGGTGTGATCGTGGCATCCGCCCCCATCCTTGCGGCGTCTTCTCTGCCGTCCCCGCGGGTGCAGGTCACGTTCGCGGACCTGCACCCGCTGACGGCCACAGCGACCGTGTGGCGCGTTTCCGAGACGACGCTCGTCGTGCCCGGGGCGCGTCGCATGTTCGCTGCCGGTGGGCTCACACTCACCGACTTCTGGGTGCCCCTGAGCCGCGAGGTGACCTACTACGCCGAGATGTTCAACGCAGCCGGCGCTCGCCTCGGCATCACTCCCGCCGCATCAATCAGGGTGTGGGGTGACCGAGCGGTGTGGGTGATGGACCCGTACGACCCGGAAGGGTCAGTGCCGGTCGACCCGCACCCGTCGTTCGCTGAGTCGCTTCAGGCCGTCCGGGAATCGTCGCGGTACAACCTCGGCGACCGCGTCGTAGCGCTGATGGGTCCCGCGGGGCTCCTCGAGAAGCTGAACGCGTGGGCGTACACCGGCACCCAGGAGCAGCAGACGCGACTCACCGCGATCCTCCGCGGCGGGCTCGTTCTCATCCGAGCTACAGAGCCGATCCCCATCCCCGACGTCCTGTACGCGTCCGTACGGTCGTGGGCGCAGCTGCCCGAGCATCGCCGCGGCGGATGGTTCTCCCGGTGGGAGGTCGCCGTCGACGAGATGTCACCCATCGAGGCAGGTGCCGCGAACACCGGGGTGCCGTGGCAGCGGTACGAGGGCGCCTTCACGACCTGGGGGCAGATGCAGGCCGCGTACACGACGTGGCTCGACGCGAAACGGAACCCACCAGGAGCGTGACGTGCTGAAACTCGACCCGGACCTCATCGAACTGCTGCAGGTATCGCACGCCGCCGAGATCCGGGCCACCGCCTTCTACGACGGCGAACTCGTCGGCCCGGTTCCGATCACGCAGGACGGGTCACTGAGGTACTCCGCCGACCAGGTCGTGCAGTGCGCCGGCTCGGTGTTCCTCGCTCGCGACAGCGCGTCGATGGTTCCCCGGTCGAAGGCCGACACGCTGGCCCCGTTCGGGCAGGAGGTCCGCATCGACCGGGTCGACCGGAAGGGGTCGGCCGAGTGGGTGACCACCCTCGGGCAGCTGCGAATCCAGAAGGTGCCCTCCATGCGGGAGTACTTCAGGCGATACCCGTCGTTGACGCAGGTCACAGGGTGGTCGGCGCAGCTCGACCTCCAGGATCGGTTCGCGCAGATCGCCGCCGACGACTTCCTGTACCCGGAGTCACCGAAGCCGGGCAACAGCACGTGGCGGGAGATTCAGCGTCTCTCACCGGTCCCGATAGTGATTGCTGGTTCCCTGCCCGACAGGGCGGTGCCGTCGTCTCTGACCGCGTACCCGAAGTCGCGGATGGAGACGCTCACAGCGCTCTTCTCGAACCTCGGCGCCTACCCGCACATGACACGATTCGGAGCGCTCACAGGCCGCGCGAAGGACGTTTGGATGACGGCCACCACCCCCGTCTTCACCATAGATGGCGTCATCGACATGGACGACTCTATGACGGGCGATCTCTTCAACGCGGTCAAGGTGTCGTCCTCGGCCGGCGCGAACGGTCTCTTCGCTGTGAGGCAGATCACCGACCCCGGCAACCCCCTACGCGTGAACGGCCCGTTCGGTCGGCGGGTGTTCACGCAGTCGTCGCCGCTGTACGAGTCCCAAGCCGACGTCGACCACGCCGCGGACACCCTGCTGCGGCGCGTGTCGACGAGGCAGGTGAAGACGGTGAAGGTCACGTGCCTTCCGCAGCCGCACCTCGAGCTCGGCGACTACATCGCTGCACGGCAGAAGGCCGAGGACGGGACGGTGCTACGGACGGTGAGCGGCGAGATCACGACCATCAGCGCTCCGCTGGACGCGACAGCGTCGTGGACGCTCGAGCTCATTATGGCGGAGTCGTCATGAGCGCCGACACTTCCCTCGCTCGCGCGGGCGCGGAACGCGAGTCCCGCGAATCGACCCTCACTCGAGCGCTGTGCACCGCATTCGATCCGGCAACGGGCATGGCGGTGTTCAACATCAACGGCGGCACACAGGCCGCACCCGTCGTCGGCTTCCCGCCCTCCGTGGGGTGGGAGGCGTGGCTGATCTACGTCGCCTCTCAGCCGCTCTGCCTCGGCCCCGTCTACCGCTCACCGTGGGGCGTGGTCGCAGCCGAGCCCGCCGGCGGCAAGGTCGAGGTGTCCGGCGACGACGGCCGCACCTACGTGCTTCCCTACGCGGACTCGCTCGAGCTCGCCGCGGCTGACCGAGTCGCGATCGACTGGGCCTCCGGAGTTGTCATGGTCGAGCCCGCGTCCGAATCGGTGCCCGCCGATGTGATCCAGCCTCCCGGCGCGACCGGTGAGGTCCGCACCTGGAACTTCTTCCCCCGCGACTCCGGCTCGTACGGCTCCTCATGGTTCACGACGAGCGTGTTCTCGTCGGACTCGAACGTCGGCGTTTTCTTCTATGACGGCATCGCCGACACGATCCCTGACAGCGCGGAAATCATCTCCGTGTCGCTCCATCTCTCGGCCACCAGGTCCGAGGGTGCCGACCCGACGATCGGCCTCCACTCTGAAGCGGGGAAGGGCGGCGCTCCTACGGTGAGCGCGGCTGTCGCGGTCCCGGGAGGCACCGGCGACAAGTCGCTGCCGACCTCGTTCGGCGACGCCTTGAAGACGGGCGCCACTCTCGGGGTGGGCACGAACCACGGCGGCTACCACGTGTTCGCTCCCGCGAACGTCGACAACAGCGGCGCTCTCACGATCGTCGCGCAACTGTAGGAGGCCTGAATGCTGAAGCCGCAGATCAGCTCGTCATCGCCGATGGAGGGCCCGGAGCAGATCAACGATGTCGCGGACTTCGCGGCGCAGGGGTGGCGGTGGAGGGGCGGCACGTCCGCGCAGCGCGCAGGGCTCCCCTCCGACGAAGTGTTCGACGGCATGGTCTGGAAGGACACCGACAACGGCGCCCACCTGTACCAGCGCTCCGGGGGTGAGTGGGGGAGGGTGCTCCGTCACTCCGCAGGAGTGTTCAGCGGCAGCACCTCGTCGACGGGCACCGCGACCGTCTCGCACGGGCTGCCCTCCACACCGGTCATCGTGCTCGCTACCGACAAGAACGAGGGCGCCGTGCCAGGGACCCGCAAGATCGTGTTCAACGCGTCGAGCACCACGCAGATCCAGTTCGTCGTGTTCAACGGCGGGTCTCCGCTGGCCGAGAACCCGGTCGTCTTCTCCTGGCTGGCCTACTTCTAGCCGATCGGGTCGATCGCGGGGCACCCGCACCCGTCACACACCCGCAGCGAGATCCGTCGTCGTCTCCGGGCACAACTACTCGACCCCCATGACCACAGGATACGGAGAACGACCATGCCGCTCTACGCCAACGGTCGCGCCCCGAAGCGTGCCCTCGTCACCGTTCACGGCTGCCCGGCGACGCCGGACATGGCGCGGAGGGTGCTGTACACGAAGCGCGTCTACGACGCCTCTCATTCCGACGAGCTGCAGATCAACCAGATCTACAGGTTTATCGGCAACGCCAGCGACTTCGCGGTCGGGTACCAGGACTGGAGGAACGGCACCGACAGGTCGGGGCAGCTCGAGTTCGGGGCGTCGCAGTACTACGTCGCCGGCGTCGCGGCGGCCGGGGGCCCCTCGGCAGCGACGATCGGAGAGTCGAACCACGGCGACGACGAGATCGGCGCCGTCGACTGGTCCTGCGTCCATGTCGCCGACCGCCGAGCGATCGCGCGCGAGGCGGGGCTGATCCACAACATCCCGTCCGAGACGTGGCACGCCGCCGGCATCGGCGTCATCACCGCCGACCTCTCCGGCTTCGCGGGCCTCGAGCCCGTCGCCGTGGCGCCCGATGACGGCTTCGACGAGCGCGACCTCGCCGACCTCCTCGGAGAGCTCGAGCAGCTGCGCAGCATCAAGCTGTACGCCCTCCCCGGCGGGTGGGTGTGGGTCGGCCCCGGCGGCCGCACCTGGGTGGTCCCCGACGTCGCGTACGCCGTGCTCGCCGACTACCTCAAGGCCGCATCGGGCATCCCCATCGCGGTTTCGCAGGAGGCGTTCGACTTCGCCACCACCCAGTTCCTGCCCACCCTCAACCCGGACCCGTCGAACGGGGCCCTCGATCGCATCCTCGCCCTGTCGCAGGCCGAGGTGCTCACGCTGATCGAGCAGATGGAGGTGGTGTGACGTGCTCACCGGCATCGACATCGCCACCTACCAGCAGACCCTCAACATCGAAGCGCTGCCCGCCGCCGGGGTGCACCTCGTCATCCACAAGGCGTCGGGCGCGAACGGCGGCCGCCTCTACGTCGACTCCGGGTACCGGCGCATCGCACCACGCGTGCGAGCGGCGGGGCTCGCGTTAGGGCACTACTTCTTCAACGGCCCGGTGCACCCGGCGGAGTCGGCACGCTTCTTCGTCGCGAACCTCACCGCGTATCAGCCGGGCGACCCGCTCGCGCTCGACGTCGAGGGGGAGGGGCTGCAGAACGTCGCCTGGTCGACGACCTGGTTCGAGACGGTGCTGCAGCTCATCCCCGACGCGAACCTCTTCCTCTACACGACCCAGGGGTACGTGCGGGAGTGGGACTGGTCCCCGGTCGTCGCCCTCGGTGTGCGGCTCTGGATCGCCGCGCCTGGTGACGACAGCCCCTTCGCGGGCGAGTTCGGCGACTCGGCCATCCATCAGCACACGTGGACGGCGACCTACGCCGGCTACCGGCCGCTCGACGGCAACCACGTCCGCGAGGACGTCATCCGCACGACCACACCGTCCGAAGGAGACGACATGTACGACGACGACGCGAAGAAGGCGCTCTTCGACGAGCTCGAGCAGCTGCGCCCCATCAAGCTCTACCAGTGGGGCACCGGCCTCATCTGGGTCGGCCCTGGCGGCAAGGAGTGGGTGGTCCCGAACGACGACTACGTCATCCTCGGCGACCACCTCAAGCAGGCCCCCCGCCGCCCCATCCCCATCACCGACGGGATGCACACGTTCCTGACCAAGCAGTTCCTGCCGGGGCTGCACCCGGACCCCGCGAACCAGGTCATCGAGGCGATCCTGAAGCTCTCGGAGGCGGAGGCGAAGTCCCTCGCCGACAACATCCGCGCCGGCATCGCAGCCTGACCGCCCTCTCGACCCTGAGAGGGGCAGCTGTGGACAAATTCCCCGTGGACCCGGAGAAGCGCCGCCGGCTGGAAGCGCTCATCCGGATCATCGACATCGTCATCTACCTCTTCGTATTCGCGGGAGGGATCTACGCGCTGCTGTTCACGCCCACCAGCGTGCAGACCGAACTCATCGGCTACGAGTGGCTCATCGCGATCTGGGCGGCCCTGCTCCTGATCGGCGGCGCCCTCGGGTTCGTCGGCCGGCTGAGCCGCTACTGGGTGCTCGAGCTCCCCGCGACCGCGGCCGCGTTCTTCGGGATCCTCATCTACGTCGTCGTCCTCGGCCGCACAGCGTTCCTGTCGATCACCGCGGCCGTGGCCGTCGCACTCGTCATCGTCGCGCTCGGGCTGATGCTGCGCCGCTACATCGAGTTGCAGATCTTCGGCACCGACCCGGGACACAAGGACTTCCAGACCCGGCTAGCCGACATGATCCGGAGGCGAACGCAGAACGTCCCGCCACGCGCCGAGTAGGGGGACCACATGCCACAGCTCGAATCCATCAACATCGTGGCCCTCGTCGTCGCGCTCCTCGGAGTCGGCGGCATCGGAGTGTTCTTCCGCGAGATCGTCGGGATCATCACCCTCATCCGCAACGGCGTCTCCGCGAAGGAATCTAAGCGGAAGAACGACCTCGTGGCGCAACGCGACTACGAGTACCAGCGAGCCGAGATCGAAACCTCGAACCGGCTCACCCTCGTCGACCACGTCTCGCAGCTCCGCCGCCTGTTCATCGAGAACGGCATGGAGGATCTGCTGCCCGACTGGCCGGTGCTTCTGAAGATCCCCCCGCGGCCGTCCGAACCTGCGACCGCCACAACGAAGGAGAAGTGAGATGAGCATCCCCACCGAGACCCCCAACGTCATCGTGCAGAACCCCGTCGTCCGCAAGGTCGTCGGCAACGTCCTCGCCGGCGCCACCCTGGTCCTCGCGATCGCGACCCTCGTCGACGGCGCGATCACCAGCATCGACTACGGCGAGATCACCGGCCCCGCCGCTGTCATCGTCGGCGGCCTGTTCGGCATCTTCCAGCTGGGAGTGACCTCTCCGAACGTTCCCAAGGCGTAGCTCCGGGGCATCTCGCCTCACTCCAGCTGACCTCAGCGCCATCCGGCGCCCCGTTCTCGCAGACACATCATCCCCGGGAACGGGGCAGAGGAAGGTCCACCCGATGCTGCGCAAAATCCACTTCACCAACCTCATCGGCAACTCGATCCCCTCGCCCTACGAGGCCTACGTCGAGATCGCCTACCAGTACCAGCTGCCCGGCGAGTCGAACCTGACGTGGAACATCCCGGCCCGCTACTACCTCGACGTGGCCACCGGCGACCTCGACCGGAACGGCAACGACTGGGTGCAGCTGCAGGACTCCTACCTTGGGCTCCTGCCCATGGTGATCCGTATCCGCACCGTCTTCACCAACGGGCGCGGTCAGATGATCGGCGGCGAAGACCAGACATACGTCTTCCCTGACGGGACCGGCGACGTCAACTTCTCGCAGATGGTCCGCGTCGACCCCACACCCGGCGCCCTCTACGCCGCGTACGCGGACGCCACCCGCGACTCGGCCCTCGCCGCGCAGAGCGCAGCGACCGACGCTCTCGCGTCCGCGAACCAGGCGCTCGAGACAGCCGCATCCGTGCCCCTCCTCTTCAGCGCACCCTCGCCCACGTCGCCGAGGCCACCCGCCGCGCCCGGTCAGGAGGTGTGGTGGAAGGTCGTCAGCAGCGACCCCGACGTGCCGGTCCCGTACGCCATCGACGGCGACATCATCATCGTCGTCGCGCCCGAGCCGGTGCCGTTCACCTGGGCACAGCTCGACGGGCTCGGTGGTCTCTACCACGCTTCCCACGCGGGTGTCGCGAACGGCGCCGACCTGGCCACCGGAGTCGGCAACGCACTGCACGACGAGTCAGGCAACGCCCGCCACCTCACCGTGCTCACCGGCACCGGCATCGCCGACATCCCCACCTACAGCGCCGCGGCCGGCGGCGGCAACGGTGCGATCCTGTTCCCGCAGGTGTCGGCGCTCCGATCCGACACGATGTCGATCACTCCGTCTGCGGTGATCGTCGCCGTCAACGCGAAGTTCAACTCGCCCGCGGCGTCGACGGCCGATCAGACCGTGTTCACGCTCGGTGGCACAGGCTCGGGCAAGTTCTCGCTGTCGCGTGAGGGTGCGACCGACACGAAGCTGCAGGTCGCCAGCGCCGACGGGACCACGCTGTACCAGTCCGGGGTGCTGTCGTTCACCTCCGAGATGTCGATCATCTGCGTGTGGCTTCCGACCCGGGTGCGAGTGTTCGTGAACGGCACCGCCGTCATCGACGTCACGACAACGGCGCAGACACTCACCACCATCACCCAGATGTTCGTCGGTGTCGTGGTGACCGGCAGCAGCTCCGCCGTACTCCGCGCCTTCCGCGACGGCGAGCTGGGGATGCTCGCCTGGGCCACTCCCGGCACGACGGCGTTCGTCACCGACGAGCTCATCGAGGACATCAACGGCCTGCTCATGGCGGAACGGAACGCCTGATGCCCACCATCGCATCCATCGGCACCACCCCGGCCGGCACCGCCTACACGACCTACACCGACTCGGTCGACGGCAACGGCATGCGCTGGTCTGTCTCCGACACTTCCGCTGGCGGAAGCAACCTGCGGTGGCTGCTGTACGGGCATGGCGCCGGGGGCCTCGACACCGAGCTCCACAACTCCACCGGGCTTCGTCCCCTCCGGGACTTCGCGCTCGACCTCGGCGCCGTGATCATGGAGTGCTACGGCGGGCCCTCGCAGTCCCTCGGCAAGTTCCACTGGGGCCGCTCCTTCATGAGAACCGCCTACCGCGACCTGTTCGACACGGTGAGCGCGCAGCACGACCTCGGCGAGCAAGGGCTCATCGTCGGCACGTCGATGGGGCGCACGGCGACGAACTGGACGTTTTTCTACGACGACCTCATCTCCACGAAGGCCGCCGCGCTCGTCGACATCGTCGGCGTCTGGGACTTCCTCGCCGAGTTCCGAAACCCGACGAACCCGAACCACTTCGGTCTCGCCGGCTACTACGGGCTCCCGTCGACGGCGAGCGACGCGGAGTTCCTGGCTGCCACCGACACCCACAACCCGCGCTCAACACCGGCCGAGCTCATCGCTGGGAAGACCGTCTACGTGTACGTGGCCGGGGGCGACCAGACTGCGAACCCGAGCTGGCACGGGCAGGTGTTCTGGGACACCTACTCCAACGTCCTCACCCCGGCCTCGCAGTTCGAGCGGCGCGAGGGAGCCACGCACGGCAGCACACCGGACACGGTGCGGCTGGTGAGGTTCGCGGCCGACGTGTGGGAGATCTCACCGCCCGGCCCCGGCGACGGGACGCTGTACCGGGCGATCAACGTGTACCGGCGCGGCGCGAGCACCAGGCGATACCCCATCACCATCCGATAGCAAGAAGCCCCCTCAGCCCTCTTCGGAGTGGCTGAGGGGGCGCTTTGTCGTTAGTCCGAGAGGATCACGATTCGATTCGCTGGGCCGGTGTGTTCTGGACTGGCCAAGGTGGTCCTTTCTACGAAATCCGCGTGTTGGACGGAGTCCAACGTCGGCCAGCGGTGCGCCTCCATCTCGTCAATACCTGACCAGAGAATCACGGCGTTGCGCTCTGTGAGGGCGCCCCGGTCCATCAATGGTCGGAGGAGGGCTTGCTTCATGACGACAAAGATTGCTTCACCCAGCCAGAACCAAGTCAGCTGAGACGGCTGAACCGTGTCGTCCCCCTCATAGGTAAGCCCGAAGCGGCTGTGCCTTGATGCCAGATCCCACCGAGCTGGCGTACCCCACACGAGGAACACGAGATGCCCCGGCGGCACCTCGTCTCGCTCGCGAATGAAGCGGATGTCAGCCTCCGAGAAGTTCCATGGCCCCCTGTCTCGGGTGGCGCGAAGCATGGCGACGATTGTCGCCCACACGGCAAGGTCTGCGGCGGCAGCGCGATCGAATACGGTGTCCTGACCGTAGGCCAATCTGGTGACGAGGTCGCGGGTCCGATTCTCGAACCCGTTCATCCAGGTGCCATTGCAGTCGTGGCAGGCTCGCCTGACTTGCACATCCAGTGGAGGCGAGTGGTACCGATGGCTGTGGTCCTCGCGTCCATTAGGCCCCTCCCAATAGGCGTCAACGGCCACGCTCTGCGCCGACTTTGGTAACGCCTCCTGCAGCTTCAGACCGATCAGATGCGTGGACGTCAGCTCTGAGGATCCGCAGAACATGCACGTGCGCGCCACTAGGTTCCCTCCTCGAGAAACCCGATCCTATTTCCCAGCTCCCGGAGTCCGTCGACTGCATCTTGGGCGGTAGCAAACGGCCCCAACGCGAACGCCCTCCGCGACAGATCTGCATCGTCTGCGTGACTCGCCCGCCATCCGTCGGCTTCTTCCTCGATGCGCCAGTCTGCGTCGACGAGCACCCCGTTGACTTCGCGCACGACCCAGTAGTGGTCGTCTTCGATACCGCGGGCGAGGAACAGCATCAGCGGTCGACGGTGATCCAGAGCCGCTGCAACTCGCCACGGTCGGGTAGCGCGGCCTTCGCGGTCTCGTAATCGGGGCCCTCGCCTTGGTCTTCTCGGATCTCGCCGTCGACGCGGTAGGCGGTGCGCACGATCATCTTCTGACTCTAGTGTCGGTGCGTGGTCCCATGCCGCGGTGCTGGTCGTTGAGCGCGTCGGGGATGAGAGACGCGAGCATCTCCCGGTTGCACGCCATGGCGGCGTCCTCGAGCTCGATGAAGTACCCCTGCCCGATGAGTCGGCGGGGCTCCTTGTACGTCACCGCTCGCCACCGCGAGGCAGGCTCGCCTTCGATGGTGAGCTGCACCCATCGGAGGACGGCGAACGGTTCCTTCGTGCCAGGGACGGGGAAGTGCAGCTCCACGGGCCGCAGGGTCTGGACGGGCTTCCAGTCGGGCACGGTCGCTCCTCTCGTGGGGAGCGCGCCGGCCCGCGCAGCACTGATGGTAGGCACCACCACCGACGACACGCCAAATGACAAATGCCCCCGACCAGCGCCTCTTGCTGGTCGGGGGCGATCTGTGCCCTGCTGCTAGTCGTCGAGTCCGTTGAAGTCGCTGCTAGAGCAGCTGACGTACGCATAAGCGCCTGTCGATGTCTGCTCGCTGACCACTTCGCCGTCGATGCTGATTCGGCACGTCACCGACCCTGGCTCGGCACCCGTCGTTCCTGACAGCGAGAAGGACTTGTAGTCGAAGTCATCCCCTGTCGGAACCGTGAACTCCTTCACGAACGGGATGGGGACACCGTCTGCCGACTCCGAACCAGACGATCCGTTCGTGTAGGTCGAATAGCGGGCGTCGATCGTTGGCGCGTCACCGGTGATCTCGTACTTCACGGCGACCGGGACGGCGGCCGCTGCAGAGTTCGATGCCTGCACTTCCTCGTAGCTCGAGCTCACCGATGCAGCGAAGCCAGCGGTGTACACGATCGCAAGGATGATCGACAGAATGAGCGCGACGAAGCTGATCACGGCTCCTGCGATCGCGGCGCCCTTCGACCGGCCCTTCAGGAAGATCGCAATGACACCGAGGACGAGTCCGATGAACGCGATGAATCCAGAGCCGTAGTTCAGGAAGGGGATGAAGGCTCCGACGAGTGCCAGGATGCCGATGATGAGGGCGGCGATGCCCAGCCCATTCGTCTTCTTCTCGGGCGCGGGAGCCGCGTACTGGGGTGCAGCAGGAGGCGGGTACATGGGTGGTTGCTGTGGCTCAGTCATGTGTAGATGATGACAGAGCGCTTCTCCGCGCGGTGGCACCCGAAAGGGGGACGCGCACCATTCGGGTGTCGGTGGTGGGTGGCATCGTGGCTCCATGCTCACCGACCAGGAACACGCCATCCTCGCCTTCGAGGAGCACTGGATCGACAGACCCGCAGGTGCGCGCGAGCTCGCGATCTTCGACACCTTCGGGTGGCGGCTGCCCCGTCACCAGCAAGTCCTGGGCCGGATGCTCGAACGGCAGGACGTGATCGCCGCGGCCCCGCAGCTCGTCTACCGCCTCCTCGCTCGGCGAGAGCGACGCCTCGCGGCGCGGGCAGCACGCCTTGCTCCCAGACCTGTGAGGCGATCCGCCACTTACTCGCCACTTTGAATCCAAGGTGCCCGGAATTCGTCGGAAATCACCGGAAGGAGCGGCGCACCGCAGCACCGAGAATTCGCGCCAGTCGGCACTTTTCGGCTATCTTCAGAAATCGCACTCCGTATCAGTGGGTTCTGGGTTCAAGTCCCAGGGGGTGCACACTACGCGGGTCGGCCCGCCGGGAAGTGTCCGACCCGTCATCAGCCAATAGGCATCGACCCCGGTGCGGTCGGCGATCTTGTCGGCGATCTCCGCGAGGTTACGCGGCTTGCTGCCGAACGTCTCCCACTGCCGCCACGAGCCGGCGGGGATAGCGCACGCGAGCGCCGCTTCCTTCGCGTTCCAGCCCATCATGTGACGCACCATCGCCAGTCGTACCGAGAAGTCGCCGGCGGTCGGCACCCACCCGGCAATTGCCATATCGCTCATGCCACCCATCTAACCGCATTGCGTGAATATCGTGCAATAGGGCGCATGCGTCGGCGTGGCGTGATTGACGCTAATTACACTCGTGTGATTCACTCACCTGCATGCCGAGTGAAATCACGCTATTCACGACTACCCAGGTCGCAGAGCGTTTCGACGTGGACACATCCACGGTACGCCGCTGGGTGCTCACCGGACGCCTCACTCCGACAGACACGACGCCCGGCGGTCACCACCGCTTCACGCAGGCCGACCTCGACGAGATGAAGCGTGGTCGCCGATCGTGAGTGAGCCGAAGAACGTCGGCGGCTTCCTCGTGCGCCGCATGCAGGCGTGGGAGCGCGACTACACCACCATCCCCAACGCGTACGTGCGCGACGGCCGCCTGAGCTACAAGGCGCGGGGCATCCTCGCGGTGCTGATGAGCCACCAGGACGGCTACCAGCTCAGCCTCAAGGCACTCGCCGAGAGCAGCCGCGAGGACGGCATCGCAGCCGTCCGAACCGCGGTCAACGAGCTGGAGACGTTCGGCTACCTCGTGCGCGTCGACAAGCGTCTGCACGGCGGCAACAACGGCACCCGGTGGGAGCTGACCGACCCCACCGTGCCGCTGTTCGACCCTGTGGATAACACCCCCTCGACCCCATTCGAAAATCGCACGTCCGAAAATCGCACGTCCGAAAATCGCATGCAAACCCCATTCGAAAATCGCACGCAAGAAGAAGACCAAGTTAAGAAAACTAGAGCTTCCCAAGGTGACCCTACGAGCGGCGCTGCTCGGCCTGGGGATAACTCGGACGCCTTCGGCGCGCCCTCCGACCCGCTGACCCGATGGCTGAGCGAGCGATGCCCCGCCGACTGGCACGAGCCGCCGGCACCCCACGACCTCGGCACGAACGGCAAATGCCGAGGGTGCTACGAGCCCGCCCCACGAGAGGAAGCCCACGCATGAGAATCACCGTCGATAGCCACCCGATCGAGAAGCAGGGCATACCCGAGAAGCTGCGACAGCTCGCTCGAGCGTTCGTCACCACCGAGCAGCAGGTTGACGACTTCGACACCGCCGACGCCCTACACCGAGGCTCAGCGAACCTGCGGTTCGTCGCGCAGATGGTCGAGGAAGGCTCGGCAGACGACGACACAGGGTTGCTCTGGTGCGCAGCCGCCTACCGCCTGCTCGCCGCAGTGAGGGCACGGATGGATGATGCAGTCCACGAGGAGCGCGCACAGCGTCGCGTCGAGCTACCCATGCCCAAGCCGAGCGACACACCCGCAGCCAAACGCGCGTACGCCAAGGCGCGAGAGTCGGTAGAGCTGTGAGCCCCGTCGACGCGGTTCTGCTCATCCTCGGCCTGTCCATCGCCCTCGCACTGTGGGTCATGGTCGGCGTCATGCTCACCCGCGAGGCCCGCCAGCGTGCGTGCGTGATCGACGGCACGGAGCGGCCGCAGCGGGCGCTCTCGAGGCGGCGAGTGAATCGCTTAGTGCGTCGATGGGAATCCGCGCGGGACGCGATCTCGTGAGCGCGCTTGACGGCTCGATCGAGGTCGGTGACGTGGTGTGGCAGCAGATGTACGACCCGCAGCACCCGACACCGCAGGCCACGCTCGCCGAGCGCATCGCCGCCGGCAAGACCTACGGCGATCGCCGCATCATGCGCGTGCTCGGCATCTGGCCCTACAAAGGCGATAGCTGCAACTCGTGCTTGGGCGCGGGTCGCAGCATGCTCCGCGATCGCCTGCCGTGCGTGCCGTGCTCGGGTGCGGGCGTCATCCATCGGCCGCACGTCACGGTCAGGTGGGCGCTGGCCGAGTACGGCCGCGAGGGTGACGACTCGACGCACTCATGGGTCGACGACAGCTGGTGTGTGCTCGAGCACGCGACCTTGGACGGCGCACTGTGGTGACGCTCCGCATCCCACACGGCGACGGCGCACTCGCCGACCCCGATCTGCCAGAGCAGAAGTGGGGCGGCCGCAAGGCGCAGCAGTACGTCCGCCTCACGCTCGAGCAGTACGGAGATCGCTGCTGGCTGTGCGGGTTGCCCGGCTCGACGACCGCCGACCACGTGATACCTCGCTCGCACGGCGGCGCAGTCTACGACCTGCGCAACCTCGCGCCGGCACACAAGAAGTGCAACGAGTCACGAGGCAATCGAGAAGCCGAAGGGCCCGCGCGCATCGTCGAAAGCGGCCTCGATTTCTTTAGAGCGGCCTAGCCGGACACCCACGCGCAGCCGTTTCCATTTCTCCCCATCTCTCCACAAAAAACCGAGGTTGACCAGGATGAACGCCGATCAAATCGAATTGCCCGGGCTCGAGCTGAATGCCGCCAACGGCGCTACGGCGTCTGCGCTGCGACGGGCTGTGATCGAGACGATCAGCGCGCTGCACCAGGCCAACCTGCTCGAGCCCCGGCACGCGGCCATGTGTCAGCTCGCGCTCGAGCTCGCCGACGCTGTTGCCGCCGGCACCCGCTCGGGACGCGCATCCGCTGCGGCTATGGCAGCCGGCCAGCTCCGCGAAACGCTCGAGGCGTTGCCCCAGCCGAAGACCGAGGGCGCCGAGCAGAAGTTCGAAGCGTGGGTGCTCGCGCTGAAAGCCGCCGGCGAGGTCGAAGAGAAGCCGGCCGACGCTCAGCCGCCGGCCGAGCAGTGACAGCCGGCACCCTCACGCGGACCCCCGCGCAGGCGCGCTACGCGACGCCGGCGACACCGGGCGCGAAGAACGACGGCAAGCGCATCGGACTGATCGCGTGCGGCATGGGGAAGCCGTTCATGCCGTGGCAATCGCAGGTCACCACCGCGGCCACCGAGCGCGACGCCTTCGGCCGGCTGCGCTACGAGATCGTGCTAGTCACCGTCCCCCGCCAGTCGGGGAAAACGACGCTGGTCGGGCCGGTGCAGATCGATCGATGCGTGACCAACCCCGACGTGAAGACGTTCTACACCGCGCAGACCGGCAAGGATGCTCGCTCGCGGTTCAGTGACCTCGTGACGCTCGTGAAGCGATCGCCGCTCGAGAGCATGGTGACGTTCCGGTACTCCGCCGGCGACGAGGGCATAGCTTTCCCGAACGGGTCGAAGCTAAAGATCTTTGCGCCCACCGAGAGCGCCATTCACGGCGAGACGCCGCCCCTCGTGACGTTTGACGAGATCTGGGAGTATGACGAGGCGCTGGGCGACGCGATGCTCGAGGACGCCGTGTTCCCGGCGCAGATCACCCTCGGCGGCAACCGGCAGGTGTGGATGATCTCGACCGCCGGCACCGCCCTCTCGACGTTCATGAAAAAGTGGGTCGACCGCGGCCGCAAGCAGGTCGAGGCGCAGCTGCGCGGCGAGGTCGGCCAATACCCGAAGCTCGCCTACTTCGAGTGGTCGATGCCCGAGGGTGCTGACCCGTACAACCGCGACGTGCTCGCCGGCTTTCACCCGGCGGTCGGGTTCACGATCACCGTCGACGACCTGCTGCAAGCGTCGAAGAACACGAGCCGGCCGAAGTGGCTGCGATCGTTCTGCAACGTCTGGACCGAGGCCGCGAACACGGTTATGCCGCTCGAGGCATGGGATGCCCTCGCGCACGATCCGGTCTATGTGCCGCTTCGCTCCGAGATCGTAGTGACATACGAGGTCGCCCCCGACAACGAGAGCGCCGCCGTCATGGCGACGTGGCGCGACCTCGACCCGGATTCCGACACGTTCGGCGAGCTGTTCACCCGCGTGCTGCACGCAGCTCCCGGCACGCTGTGGCTCGTCGACCTACTCGTGCTGATCTACACCGAGTGGAAGCCGCTTGCGCTCGGAGCCGACGACGGCGGCGAGACGCGCGCGATCACTGACGAGCTGCGCCGGCGGCTCGGCGACGAGGACCGCACGAAGGTCCGCACGATCTCGGCGACCGACTTCGGCACCGCGTGCGTGCAGTGGCTCAACCTCGCCCGCGACGAGAAGGCGCTGAACCACGACGGCTCGAGGTCGCTGCGGTTCGCGATCGCCTCGCTCGTGCTGCGCAAGTACGGCGACCTCACCCGATTCAGCCGCACACACTCAACCGGCTCGATCGCCTCCGCGATCGCCTCGGCGGTCGGAATGTGGCTGTTCGACCACCAAGAAGAATCCCTCGGCAAGCCCGAAATTTACATCTAGGAGCACCGTGATAAAACTCGACTTCACCCAGATAAGCGTGGTTGTGACGTGCTCGCTCTGCCCCTGGTGGCGCGGCTTCGGATTCGATCGAGCTGACGGGTGGGCGACGGGCGCGCGGCACGAGGCGAACGTGCACCCGGAGTGCCAGCAGGCGCGGGATGCAGCACGCAAGTCGTAGTCGCATTTTCGACAGTCCGGAGTGGGGCTGACGATTCTCGACGTGAAGGTACTCGATCGACTCGCCGCCGCCGTAGGGTACGCGCCCCTCGCCGTGAGCCTTGCCGCCGAGCAGTACGCCTCACCGTGGGCCGACGCTTCACACCTCGAGACGATCGCTCTCAACGACCTGTTCGGGTTCGCCGAGAGCATCCGGGTTAGCCGGCTACGCGCGATGCAGGTGCCGACCCTCGCCGCTGCGCGCCACACCATCGTGAACACCGCCGGCCGGCTCCCGCTGTTCGCCGAGAAGAACAACGTTCGCGGCGTCACCCCCGCGTTCGGGAACCTGAGCCAATTCGAGCGTGGCGTGCCCCGAGCAACGACGCTCGGCAACATCTACGACGCGCTGTTCTGGTATCCCTGCACCTGGCTGCACGTGCTCGAGCGCGACGCCTACGGGTGGCCCCGCTGGGCCGAGTGGGTGCGCGACGGCCGCGCCACACGCGACAGCGACGGCAACCTCGCCGCCGTCGACGACAAGCCGGTGAACCCGGCTGACGTTATCCGCATCGACTCACCCCTGGGCTCGGGAATCCTCGTCAACGCCGAGCGCACCATCAAGCGATCGATCGCGATCGAGGAAGCCGCCGCCCTCGCCGAAGACAACCCGGTGCCCACGATCGAGCTGCACAACGAGGGCGACAAGCTCACGAAGCAGGAGATCGCCGACCTGATGGACGTGTGGCAAGCATCGCGCCGCAAGCGCGGCGTCGCCTACACGTCGAAGGGCATCAAGGCGATCCCCCACGGAGCGCAGCAGTCACAGCTTCTCGTCGAGGGTCGCAAGGCGCTGAACCTCGATCTGATCCGGCACGCGAACGTTCCCGCGTGGGCGGCATCCGCAGCGAACGAGGGCGCGACGATGAGCTACGAGAACCGCGGCTCGCGGAACTGGGAGCTGATCGACCTGACGCTCTCGGCCTACTTCACCGCGTTCGCCGGCCGTCTCTCGCTCCCCGACGTGACGCCCCTCGGGTGGACGGTCAAGGTCGACACCGACGAGCTGACGAAGCCCGATCAGAAGACCCGGTTTGAGACGTACAAGGCCGGCAAAGAGGGCGGCTTCATCGACAACGCATGGATCGCCGAGCAAGAGGGCTGGGAACGTGTGCCGGCCGAGAAGACCAAGGAGCCCAACGCATGACCCCCGCACAGCTCGCCGCGCTGCTCGCCGCCGGCCTCATCGACTCCGCGCAGTACACCGCAGCGCTCGCCACCCGCACGCCCGCCGGCCTCATCGAGACGCGCCCCGTTCTCGACGTGCAGATCAACGCCGGCGCGGTCCGCCTCGCCGAGCCCCTGCCCGACGCCGAGGAGGGCGACGCCGACGAGAGCGACGCCGCCGGCACCCGCGAGCTGACCGGCACCGTGTGCGTGTACGAGCAGCTCGTGCCCTCGCACGGCATGATCCTCCACACCGGAGCGCTCGAGCCGCGCATGCCGCTCGAGCGGGTCAAGATGCTGCGCGACCACAACCACTCCGACCCGGTCGGCTACATGACCGCCCTAGACCTGAAGAGCCTCGAGGCGACGTTCTACATCCCGCCGGGCGAGAACGGCGACCGCGCCCTGCTCGAGGCATCGCCGGAGCAGAAGCTCCGCGATGGGCTGTCGGTCGGATTCAGCGTCATTGAGTACGAGTTCGACGAGGACTGGACGATGCACGTCCACCGCGCCGAGCTGTACGAAGTCTCCCTCTGCGCCATTCCCGCCATCGCCGATGCCGGGGTCACAAGCGTTGCCGCCGCCCTGGCAACACACCGAAAGGACAACACCACCATGAACCGAGCCCAGCTCGCGGCGGCACTCGCAGCCGGCACCATCACTCAGGAGCAGCACGACGCGGCGCTCGCCACGCTCGACCTGCTCGCCGGCTCGCCGGCACCCACCCAGGCCGCAGCAGCGGCCGTCCCCGCCGAGGTCGCCGCCGGCCCGCAGCAGCAGCTCGCCGCCGGCCCGGTCGGACAGCCGGCCCCCACCCCCGGCATGCAGGTCGCCGACAGGCAGCTCAGCCTCCGCGAGGTCACCCGCCGAGTCGCCGCCGCCGCCAACACCGGCGACGTCGCCGCGGTCGCCCTTGCGCTCGCTGACATCATCCCGGCGAACGACGCCGGCGAGGGGTTCGTCGAGCGGCCCGAGTGGCTCGACGAGCTGTTCACCGCCTCGCAGACCGAACGCCCCTACATCGACGCGATCGGCACCCCGCAGCCGCTCACCGCCCTGCGCGCGAAGGGCTGGCGCTGGGACGAGACGCCCGAGGTCGAGGAGTACGACGGCAACAAGGAGGAGGTGCCCACCGGCCCGGCGAGCACCGCAGCTGACGAGTACCGTGCGTTCCGCGTCGCGGCCGGCTGGGATATCGACCGTGCCTACGTCGACTTCGGAGACGAGACGTTCCTGTCGAAGTTCTGGGAGCACGTGGGCCGCGACTACCAGATCAAGTCCGAGGCCGGCATCCGCTCTCGCGTGCTGGCGCTCAAGGCCAACGCCGCCGGCACCGTGACCGCCGGCGGCGTCAAGGCCGTGCTGAAGCAGGCGATCCGCGACGGCCGCGCCGTGCCCGACGCCGGCGTGAAGATCAACCGAATCTTCCTCGCGTCGAACCTGTTCGAGGAGCTGGAAGACCTCGACACCGAGCACCTGCCGCTGTGGCTGAAGAACGCCACTCTCGGCATGAGCATCGCCGACGGCACCGCGAACGCCGGCGATCTCCGCATCGCGCTCGACTCCAAGCTCGCCGCCGGCGAGTTCGTCGCGTTCGACAACCGCGGCCTGAAGGTGCGCGAGAAGCAGATCCCGCAGATCCGCGCGCTCGACGTGGCGCACATGGGTATCGACCTCGGGTTCATCAGCTACCTGCGGCTCGACGACGAGGACCCGCGCCTCATCTTCCGCCGCAAGTACGTCCCCGCCGCGTGACCCACGCCGGGCCGCGCTTTCGCACAGCGCGGCCCGGTGCCCCACCCCTCGAGACAGGAGCAGCCGTGGCCGGCAAGTGGTACACCGCTCAGAGCGCGAAGATCGCCGATCGCAACCTCAGCACGTTCGACACCGACGCGCTCGAGCAGATCGCCGCAGCAGCGCGCAACCAGGTCATCAGCCTGCCGCCGCTCCCGCCGGCGCTGCTCCCCGGCGAGACGCTCCCCGTGCTCGGCCCCGAGGAGATCTACGATCACTGGGCGCTCGGGCATCTGATGCAGATCCAGGCGCTCGTGAAGGCGCAGAAGACCGGCGGCGGCGACACCACCGGGCCCGAGGGATACACCGTGCGGGTGTACCCGATGGACTGGACCATCAAGGCCGTGCTGCGCCCCCTGACCGTCTCGCCTGACACGCTGGTCGGCTGACGTGACGACGACCCGTAAGCAGCTCGCCGACGCGATCCGCGATCTGCTCCCCGACACCTACCTCGTCGTGCACTACCCCACCGCGTTCAACGGCGGCATCGGCAACGCGAACGACGGCACCCTCGTCATCGAGCGCCGCAGCGTCAACCCGGCGAACACGGCCGGCAGCTATGACGAGGGATTCAACGTGTGGGTGCTCGTCGGAGTCGAAGACGAGGAGGCCGCAGAAGACGCCCTCGACGCCGCGCTCGTGGTGGCGCTGGGCGCGCTCGCGCGCGTCGACTGGTGCACCAACCCCACAGCCACCCGAGCCATGTACGGCGACCTCCACGGTTACCGGCTCGAGATCACGATCAAGACCACGAAGGAGTAA